CTGCACCGGGCATTGCTTCGAAGGTTGCTTCCGTATTTTCAGTAGCTTCAGACATATTTCAACTTCCTATTGTGATAAGGGACTTTTAGCAGCTGTTTGCATTGCTGTAGAAGCAATCTTAGCTGCCGCCTGGGTTTGTTGCTGATTTGCCCTAGTCTCGTTAGTCAAATCTGCCAACTCTCTTCGAAGCTGCAACTCTTGCATCTTCATTTCGATCTTACCTTGAAGCTCAGCAATTTGAATATCAGGGCCAGTAGCAGTTGTCTGCGCCTTAGCCATGTTTACTGCCGCTTCTGAACTAATCTTTTGTACTTCAGCTTGCAGCTTTTCAAGCTCAAGTTGCGCTTCTTGTATCTGCATTTGTTGGACCATTGCTGCAGCCTCCATCTGTTGCGGTGTTTTCTCAACGCCCGTCATCATACGAATACGTTTGGCCAACTCACCTTTTCTAGCGAGGTGGCTGTACTCAATGATCGCATCGTCAGGAACTGCCACGCCCACCTGCCGCAGGTTAAGGGCTTCAGCAAACTGAACTTCGTCAAATGAATCACGAGCGGGTGCAGTCGATACCACTACATCGTACTCACCAAGTGTTAAGTCATTAACAATTGTTCCTTCTGGAGTCATCTGGTTTATAACCATCGGCTCTCTAGGTTTCATTGGATCAGCTTCGTTAGTAACCTGAATAACCCGCTGCTCGGTATAAAAAGTTTGAATAAGGCTCAATATAGCCTCAGCCAAGTAATGTCTAGTTTTACGCAAGTTGTCCAAGGGAACTTGGATCATTATCGCGCCACGATTCTGTTTAGCCCGTATCGCTATACCAGATACTTCGGCACTATCTGTACCGAGCATCGACTCATTGATACCACTAATAGACTGGATGTTTGCCGCTGCTTTCTGGGCAATTCGATCCAAACCAGTAGGTATCGTATTAGGGCTGATCTTCATAGGTGGAGTAGTACCTCGGGCATACTCAACGACCAGACCTGTTTCGGCTCCATGCTCTTCCAGATCGTCAGTGGTCATACCAACTAAGGATCCGCTTTCAACCATCCAACCACTATTAGCTGTAGTGTTTACAATATGCAGCTCTTGGGAACTGATCTTGTTGAGCTGCTCTTGTGGAGATAATAAGTTCCTAACCATTCCAAAAGGTCTGCCCCTTCGGAAGTATGCAAAATAAGGAACGATGGTAAAGTTGGCATAGGGACTCCAATCATCATGGAGTACCACTTTATCGCAGGTTACTGTCCACCTGACTCGCTTGGACATCTTGCTAATAAGCTCTAAGCCATAGTCCTTCGCAAACTTCTTAACCTTTCGATCACCCCATGCTTCAGGCACTGGGCGAGAGTCTCCAGTATTAGGATCGACAAAACACTGAACTCTGGTCAACTTACGATGCTGACGTTCTATAACTCGTAAAGCGCGTACCGACTTATACTCGTCAGAGTCATACGCACCCCCTAGATAATCGTCCGTAGATTCTGTGTCACCGTATCGAGTTTCTTCATACTCAACTGAATCCCGCCCAAATGAATTACCGTTCTCGGATATAAACCTTAGATCTTCAGCCTTGTCCTTTCCGTATAGTTCTTCGATATCGTCTAAGGTCATCCATTTAGTTTCAAATATCTCGTTCCACGTTTTTACGTCGTACTCTTTTGCATCAGGGTCGATCAATATATCCAAAGGATCTTTAGCCGTGATCCGTATCTCACCTTCAACATGGTCTGAAAAATCCATACGCACATCGAAATACCCACGCCCATCCATAATCAAACCGTCGCTGAACACCTGTTGCTCAACCCAATCCAGCTTGTTATTGTCGGCAAGCTGCATGTACAACTTGTTTAACGTATCTGCTACCTCTTCATTCCCGCCCCTTCTGGGCTTGAACTGAATATCTGCACGGCGGGTGGACTGCTCCCCCAGCACCGTATTAATAGTTGGAAGTATTGTATTAACCGTTAATGCAGGTCGTCCTTCTGCATCAAGAATAGAAACGTCTTCTATCTCCCACTGATCGCCTTGATAGTACGCATCACATTTTTTAGCCATCTCGATATACTCAAGATGTCCGTTATCTCTAGCGCGTTCATACCGATCCCACTGGTTAGAAGCAATGCGGCCTTCTTCTTCAGGGGACATCGATCTTTTCTTGTGTAGGGTGTTTTTCATAGTTACGCGCTCATTGCAGATTTATTTTTAGGAGTGGCCGTTAAATAGTCTAACCTGTCTCTCCATGAGGGTTCTCTGATAACGGGCGCTTGATAAGTCGCAAACTCAGTCATCATCAAACCTAACCATGCCAAAGCATCCACTTGGTCATCGTGAACACCGCCGGGGAACCGCAGTAATTCAGCTACCAGCGGCCCGGTAAATATCGCATCCCTTGGGAAGTAAACCATGCCTTGCTGCATCCTTCCCTGAATGGCCCTTGCTCTGGCTTCTTTGTCTCTCCTTCCGGTACGGAGGTCTTTTATGTAAGCCTCATAAAGCCCTCTTTCTCGTACACGTTTTTCAAGAAATGGCCCTAGAGCCATTTCAATGTGTCCTTTTTCTATGCCGATCATCGAAGGTTTCCACTCTTCGTAAAGGTCTAGTATCCGTTCAACGATCTCAAAACCGTCAAATCTACCACGAACCACGTCAACAATGAACAGTTCGTCCCACTCGTTAACGCCAATAACCATGCCTACTGAATAGTCGTTTCTGTCGTTTTTACCGATGGCTAAGTCCCACGCACAGTAGTAACGCATCTCATCCATATCAACATCTTCAGGGTCGTAGTACTGAATCATGTCTCTGGTAAAGTATTCACCGTCATCTGCCACAGGGTTTTGCTGGTATAACGCTGACCAATCTCTAGGGCCAACCGCCTTTCGTATACGGTCTAGGGACTCGGAGCTGTAGCGTTCAGGGTGAAGGGCTTCGCCTTCTTTTCTAAATTCTTCTGGTTCTTCGGCAATAGCAGGGTATCGAACTACTTCCCATTCATCGCCGCCTTCAGTAGTGGCTTTTAATAACCTGCCTGCGAGATCATCATCATGCCAACGAGTAAGAATAACCAATACACCGCCACCGGGAGCGAGTCTCGTATACGCCGTAGACGTATACCAATCCCAGTTAGCATCACGGTTATTCTGGCTTTCAGCATCTTCACGGTTTTTTACAGGATCATCGATGACAAGTATATGAGCACCTTTACCAGTAATACCACCACCCACACCAGCAGCAACAAACCCGCCGCCATTAGTAGTAAGCCAAGCTTCCGCTGACTGAGATTCAGGATCGAGCCTAGTTTCAAATGCAGTCTTATAGGTTGGCTCCCTAAGGAGTCCGCGTACCTTACGGCTAAATCCCATAGCCAGTGACCCTGAATACGAACAAGAAATAAATTCATGTTGGGGATTACGCCCAAGGTGCCATGCTGGGAACGCCACTGAAGCGAGAGTCGATTTACCGTGTCTCGGAGGTAGGAATAGCATAAGTCGAGGCGACTCTTTCGCCACAACTCTTTTACTAAATTCTTCAAGTCTTTTGCAAACATCTTTATGTACCCATCCTGCTTGATAATCTGCGTTAAATCTTTCCACAAAAGGCAGCAGCCTCTTGCGGGTTAAAAACCGTAAAGCTAACTCGGCTCGTGCTTTTTCTTCTACTGTTTGTTGTGGTGCTTCTTCTACCACGGGTGATGCAGGTGCAGGAATAGACTCTGCTTCATCTGCCTTGCAGTATACACAGAAACCATCCTTCCCTGAATATAATGTTTCGGGGTGAAGGTTCTTACAACGCTTGCATTGGATCTGGGCTACTTCAGCCATCTGACGTAGGTTCTAAATATTCAGCGTCCTTGCCAGCAATTTTTAATAGTTCTTCGTCAGACATTCTTTCTAACTGTTTGGGGGTGGTATCTATATTGATATTAACCTGTGTTGCGTTGTCGGGGGTTCCTAGCCCATGCAGTTTGACTAAACTATCGACAGTGTTCTTCATCTCGGTAGCCGTCGCGGATGCTTGGTAAGCGTCCATATACATAAGGTGAGCGTTCGAGCGGGTGAACTTAACGTCCTCTCGCATTTGTTCACGGAAGTATTCTAAGGCCTGGGCGACCTTCGGACGCTTAATTGCGTCATATACAGCGTTTGTATTGGAATAGCCTGCGCCCCTACCAGCAGCAGCGATACTCATGCCGCTCAAAACCAGCATAACCAGTTTTTCTTGTTGTACTGTTAAGTCCCCTAAACTCAAGCCCATGTAGGGCATATGAGATTGGAACTCCAGTACGTCAGTGGATGGTTCGCTCTTGTTTTCTGCTTCTGCCAATTTCGTCACGTACAGTGTCGTCTAAGTAAACGAATATGGGTGCCATGTGTAATAACCCTGCACCCTCTAATTCTTCTCGGTACTCTTCTAAAGAACATATCTCTTCAACTTTGTAACCATCATAGACTAATACTTCGGGGCCTTCGCCTCTGTGACCTGTGCCGAGTATTGCGTATTCCAGGCCATCAATGGACAACATCTTGGTATAACTCATTGCGGAATAGTATAGCTTGTGGTAGCCAATCACAAGGGGCAAATTTTTGCCGAAAATTTTTTACAGAAATTTTTTTGAAAAAACACTTCAGAATCGCTGAGGCACTATCTCCCCGGTTACAGACTGCATTCCCCCCATCCCCGGAATCCCAGACTGGAACCTTGTTTTCGAATTAGAAACAGGAACCTTGTATTCAAAATCATCCTTCTAACCTAAGCAACGGCCTCCAAGGTCGGCCTAAGAGTCGGTGGTATTTGTGTCATTAAACAAAAGGAGATAAAACGATGGCATACGCAAACGTACTAACAGTTGGCCTTGGCAAACTCAACCCCCTTCAGGTATATGTACTCTCTTCCTCCGGTAATCGTTACCGCTGGAACAACGAGTGCCACAACCCGACCGACGCCCGAAGCCGACTGATGGCTATCAAAAAACGAGGGAAGATCGACGTCCGACATTGGACCAAGCTTCCTTCCAAATCCAAGCCTGCTCCCAAGACAAGCAATATCTTCCAGAAGATCCACGCTGTCTACTCCGGAAAGGCAATCGCCGCTGCTCCAACAGCAATCCAGACCATAACTTCAATCTACTCAGGAGAGTAATGCATGAAACTGACATACAACACGCAATATCAACCAATCACACTGGCTCTTCTTTCATCGGAAGAGCTACTGGCCTTGGTCCCTTACATCCAGGAAATCGTATCCAACCGAGCAGTCCAAGACATGTTCGACGAATTCGAGATGAGAGAGCATGAACAAGCTCTACGAACTTCAGACGGCAAACTAATTTAACAACGGAGAAACATATGAACGACTTAGTACCTAACAAAATAGCAATCCCCGTCATCATTATGGCGGTTCTGATGATTGGATCAGTCTTCGCAGAAGTCATCCTACAAACGGAGCTTCAGTCACAAGACATCCCGGCCAATCTACACTGTGTCCACAATCCAATGAACAACATCTACATGTGTGAAGGAGAATAACCGATGAAATTCGAAGAACTAAAAGCAAAAGCAAACGTACTAACCGGCAAGGCCATCGAAACAGTAGTCAATACTGCAGGCAACATGCCCGACATCAACATGGACAACGCGAAGAAATACGGCAAACAAGCCCTTCAGTACGCCAAGGACAATCCATCCGACATCATGGTAGGTCTCATCACCCTCATGGTAATGGACATGGACGACTCAATCGAATCCATCGAAGACGCAACAGCAGTATCAGCACTCGTAGATGCAGATGCATACATCAATCACCGCTACTAAGCGATTAGGGGGCCTTCGGGCCTCCTTTTTTTCTCCCAAGGGCCAGGGTGCGTAGTGCCCCAGTGCCTTGACGAGGTGCTCTTCGCCCTCAACCCAACGCCATGCGTGTGCCGTGTGTGCCACGTGTGTGCCAGCTACTATCTCCAAACATGACACACACCTAAGCATTTGATTTCCTTAAACAATTGCTTACATCTTAACCTTGTGTGCCATGTGTGCCAGGTAAAACCTACCTTTGTTTTACACTAGACCTTAAACAAAGATTAACAGTTCTTTTTTAGAGAACCTTAAATTACCTGACACACATGACACACATTTAACTATTCATTTATGGATCAATGACTTAGATACTTTTTTACCTGTCACACAATCTGACACACAGGCTGAAGAATCTGACACACATGCCCATATCTGACACACAATCTGCCTAAGGAGGGCAACATGACCACAAGACTACGTTACGCATTCATCATTGCGTATTACTACCTAACCCCTACTCGTATCCGTACATGGTTACGGGTAGGACAATCCGCCTCAACCATTCAAGATGTATTGAAGTTGATGGCACATGACAACACTACTTGGCCAACACTTATAGATATTGCGAAGCATATCGACTGGCTTAAACAAACTTTCGGAGACCGACATGAGACTAAATAGATACTCTTACATAGACCTTGGCGTCTTAACCTTACTTGCAGGCATTTGGCTAATGGCTGCTGCAACCTTACTAATGGGCGTGTCTCTCATGAGTCATGACCCATACGTGGAGATCACAAATGCTTACGACATGTTCGTATCAATAGTTAAAGTACTTGGGATGTTTGTATTACCCATCATGCTACTTATTGGTACGACATTCGGAGCAGCTAAACTAACTGACAACAGGGAGAAGAGACGATCATGAAACAAGCCCTTGTGTTTATCACTGTAGTAGCAGTTTCAATACTGTTACTACCCCTACTAGCTGGTGTTTTAACAGCAGCTTTCTACATAGGCACGGTCTTACTACTGGTAGGATCTGCCGTTATCTGGTTTCGACTACGAAGGAGTGGAGATGAGAGAGATTAGATATAACGTTGAAACTCTCAGCTTGGGAGAGAAACGAGTCAATAAAAAGATTCGTAAAACTAAGCAAAGAACCTTAGACAAAAGACTATCGAGGAGTCAATATGACAGATGACCATCAGGAACTAGACTTTAATGATTCAACTTGGTTTGCCCCCGAGGAAGATACTCATGCATACTTCGACAACGATGAGCAGGTATCTGACACAAAATGGTTTGACCAGGTATTCATATTCGACGCTGATTAGTTTAAAAGATCAGCTTAGATACGACATGCTTGCCCTCCAAAGTCGGGCATAATTGTCGGTTTTGTTTGGGTGGGCTGCCGATTGTGGAAGTCTACACCCAAACATTTATTTAACTACAGGTACAGGAGGTACCAAAACATGACCTATCAATTCGTAAACGTTGCGTTCGAAAGACTGACTGCAAAAGAGAGCAAGGGTTACTTCGGTAACGTCGCTCGATACATCGACAAGTTCGGCGGTGAGCTGGACGACAAGATCATCGAGGCTTTCTCGACAGGATTCGAAGACGAGCCGGTGTATAAGCCGATCCAGTTCTTGAGCTTCTGCCAGACGCTGATGGATCGTAGCTGCTGGTTAGCCAGGCGTTATCGCAAGGCACTGGATGCAGAGTCTCCCATCTATGGTGTTGACCCTGCAGCAGAGATCGTCGAGGAGTTCGGGTTCAGCATGGAAGCCGAGCATGTCGTAGAGCAGATCACCAAAGAGTATGACGAGCTATACATACTCACTTCCATGATGATGAACTTTGATCCAGAGCAAAACATCACATGGGATTGGGAGTTCCGCTTCTTTAACCCATCATCCAAGAACGATAGTGGGGAGTGGGTGAACATCCACGGAGCAGACACATACGGTGATGCAGAGATCCATATGAACGAGATAGCAGAGCAGCTCAATGCAGCGAAGCCGTCCAACGTTCTGGAGAATCTTCGACGTATGAAAGATCAACGTGGCATGTAGGCTCTTCTAGCCCAAAGAGACTCTCGACGACTTAGGTTGTTGAGAGTCTCTATTTTTTTCCCCGGAGGGGGAATCGTTGTGCCGTACAAATAAATAGGCGTCCTGTAGTAACACGATGCAGGAGCCACCCGACGTATCATACTTACAACGGAGCATGGTTCTTCCAGCTGGGGAACTGTGCACCTACATATCCCATCAACAAAGGAGGCTGAGAATGTCAGGACTATACTTAAACATGGATGACTTCCAGAACATCGACCAGGCAATCGATGCATTGGATAAAGCAGAAGTGTTGTATGACCCACGAGGAGGAACTTCAGGAGACAACTTAGTAGTTGTTAAATTCACATGCGATAGCTGGGGGGCATTGGAAAAGTTCTTACGATGTGCCCCGGATACCGATGATCTTAGACAATGGATGGAGACTAAAAATGCCTAGAAATAGACCGGGACGCCCAAGAACAAACGATGACGTTCACTACTACGGCTTTACAGTGGGAGCAGAATTGATAGCTAGGTTCGATGCATTAAGGAATAAAAAAGAAGCCGAACTTGGTATACAGTTAAGTCGTACTCAAATGCTAGCCATGCTAGTAAAGAAAGAAGAGGAAGGACAATATGAACTCTGACGACATCGACAAAGACATCAAGGCTTTCTTAAAGAAAGGCGGCAAAATAAAACGGATCCCTGGTGGACTCAGTACTGAACGACCACTCAGCGAAAAAACAAAACTGTTTGGTTTAACCAGTAGAAACAGACCAGGATTTCACAAAGAAAAGATTGTGTTAAATCCAGAGGGAGACAAGAAGTGAAAGCATTCCTGATAGACCCTAGTCAAAGAACCATTGACAGTGTACTTGCACCAGAGAACCCTTCGTTAGAAGACATAAAGAATCTATTAGGGTTCGAGCGAGTAGAAGGTGTGGTATTCAACAGTCAGTGGGATACGTTATTCGTTGAAGACGAAGGCCTATACAACGAAGGACAAAGTTTCTTCGTGCTTGAACACAAAGCAGATCCTGTGCCAGGCAAAGCGTTGTGCCTCGGTACAATCATAGACACTGGTGAATTAACTTCACCTTGGATACATTTAGACTATCTGAAAAGGTTAATAACCTTCGTAACACCAGAGGAAGCATACGAACACTGGGAGAAACAGAGCTATGACTTTTAATAATCAGCGACGGATAGAAAACGTAAAGAAAATACTAGACCAAAGAAACTTGAGGACGTGGTCAAGAAAGTTTTGGACTGAAACGCTCCAAATTCTTAGTTCTCAGAGCGAGCTAGTCACTCGTTCTACAGGTCAGCCCCACCTGTGGTCAGCAACGGGGCAGTTCCATACTGTAAACGAGGGAGATGAACATGGAAAGAGGACTATTCAACATTGAAGTAGTGTTTAAACTAAATGGAAAGTGCGAACACCTAAGCGTTGAAAACGTAGCGTTCTCTGACATACAGAAACATATCCCTGTAGCAGCTAATGTTGTGTCATTAGTAGCGAAAAGACAACGTGCTCATAAGATATAGGATTAATTATGAACAAACCGTTTGAATTTATGCTGGACTATTTTAATCGTAAGTTGGATATATCTAACTCACAACTCATTCGTTCTGAAGAAATAAAAAAGAAAGCAATCGTTAGACTGTCTGATGTAGTCATGCAAACCATGGCAGATATACCTGAAAAAGAAATGACCAATGACATGAAAGATGCTCTAAAAGATGCAAGATTATTTCTAAACCAAAACATTCATAGCTAGTCCGTGGCAACTAGCTATGGGTCCTTCAACCTGCCACAAGACACAGGAGGTGTCACCATGGACGAAATATTCGTCAAAGTAATCCGCATCCCAGGTGCGGTGACAGAGGTTGCTCTGTCTGCGGGGGCTACGGTTGCTGATGCACTTAGTGCAGCAAGCATCGAGCCAACTGGTTCGGAAGCCATCAAAGTCGGCGCTGAAACCGTTGACCAGGGTTATACCCTGACTGATGGAGACCGAGTAGTTATCTCGCAAGGTGCCAAGGGTAACTAAGACCTGACCGTACCGTCTCCTTCCCCATGCACAAGAGGTATTCATCTCCCTCTTTTGCAAGGTGCATGGGGAGGTCAAGCCTTCTTCGTACAGAAGTTAGACTGCCCTGACTGCAGGCCTAGACTCCTATCAACTGTAGTACAGGGAATCCAATCTTTCTTTCTTCTGTGCGGGGAAGGTTTGTTTTTCAACCCAATAACAAACGGAGGTTATATGACTTTACTCTCGACCATTCGACACGATTCCGTATTCCGTGCTGGGGAGTACAGCAACTACCCAATACATATCGTTGGCGCAGGTGCAACTGGGTCACGAGTGTTCATGTCGCTTATCGAGCTAGGTCTGACTAACATCAGCGTGTATGACTACGACAAAGTAGAAGCACACAACCTAGCTAACCAGGCATACATGCATGAGCATATCGGTGTGCCTAAAGTTCAAGCTCTCAAGAGTTTGGCTTCTATGAAACTAGGCATAGCCGAAGACCAGCTGCCAATGCAGTTCGTCAACGAGCGTATAGATCAACGCAAGTTCAATGGCTTCCTTTTCCTGCTGACTGACACAATGGCATCACGCCGTCAGATTGTAGATGCACAGGACAAAGGACCAAACAGTGAGCTGTTTCAAATCTTTGAGACTCGCATGGCATCGACGCACGGTAACGTATATCACTTCTCACCTACAAACAGCGTTCAGTTACAACGGTGGTACGACTCACTAATCAGCGATGACGAAGGGGAAATGTCTCCATGTGGAACCAGCATATCAGTTGGCCCTACCGCATCGCTCATTGCAAACCTAGCAGTATGGGAGTTCATGAACTTCCTATTGGATGACGGGTGTGCCACAGCTCAACTGGATGTGTTCTTTAAACCTATGATGTTTTCGACTAAGGACAACATATGATTTCTTATACTCAATACAAAGCTTCCAAACGCGCTAGCTTTGATACAACTTCAGACTCTCCTGAGACTGAGCAACTGTTCGAATACCAATACCCGGAAGCACCGAAAGTGTTTTACACAGACAGTGCCTGGGAAACTATTCGATACCTTGTAGATTCTGTATCTACAGAAGTTGGTTGGCTCGGTCTGGTTGAGACTGAAACAAACGACAAAGGAGTAATTACTTCCTTTACTATCACTAACATCTACATACCTAAGCAAAAGGTACATGGAGCAGAGACCGATATAGCTGCTGAAACTTTATGTGATCTAGCTGTTGAGCTGGAAGAATCAGGTAAAGAATCAGAGAAGCTAATCTATTGGGGACACTCACATGTAAACATGAGCGTTAGCCCCTCGGCCCAGGACGAAATGCAAGTAGAAGAGTTCCTGGACAATGGCTGTAAGTTATTTATCCGTGGCATATACAACAAGCAAGGACATTCCAAGGTTGATGTATATGACGTAGATAACAACTGCTCTCATCAGTGTGTATGGAACGGACCTATGCCTGCTCCGGTAAATAAAGAACTACGCAAACGCATAGACAAACTGGTAAAGGCCAACGTAAAGAAAGCATCTTTCTCTACTGTAAAAAAGCCTGCACTAAACCAGCAAGTAAACATGACGTTCAACAATCAGAATACTCCTGGTTCAACTCTCATAGATACTTCAGATTATTACAGCAGCTACTGGGGCGCAGCAGATGAAGAGGATCTGATCTTCAGAAACCCTGCAACAGGAGATGTCATTGAGATAACTCAAACTGAGATAGATGAGATGGACACTGAAGAAAGAACACTCTTCGAAGAGGAGTACAACAGACAACACCATTTAGAAAACAAAGGGGGTTTTAGATAATGGCTGGCAGACTAGTAAAAACTTTTGAGATTTTTCCCAATGCTTCTTTGATAACTACTGAAGAAGAAAAACTTAAAGCAGCGCAACGATCTTATACAAGACTGCACAACAATGTACGTTTTGAACGTATACAAAGACGGCAGCTAAACAGGGAGATTATTGCAGCTCAAACTTTCCAAACTAACAATCGTTTACGTTGGCAGCTATTACAAATAGCAGGCGGAAACGCAGAGCTTGCTGAATCATTAGAAGCCTGTTTAGAACGTAATGTTCATAACGTCTCAGATGATCTAGCAGATACAATCAGACGCATAAGCTCGATAGAAAACGAACAAGCAAAATACAAACAACAATTATTCTTTGTTAAAAAGAATCTTGAACGGCTCCGAGCAAAAGCCAACGAATCTACTATCTATGCTACTGACGTCTGGGATCATCAAATGCGTAACAGTGAGCTGTATGTATCTAACAGCCTAAAAGTCAGAGAGTTCCCTGACCAGGGTGGCAACAGATACAAGTTCTCTATCAAAACCAAACCAACTCGTGCACGAGTAAACAACATCGATGAAGAACGATACCCTGTTGATGAGTACGGTGAAGAAGTATTCATCAACATACCTGCGATGTACATCGATATGACACGGTACGCAAGCGGATCTATAGTAATTAGGTTTCGTGCCGTAGACAGTGCAGACCGCGTGGCAGGTTATGTATCACGAGGTCAACTACATCCTCATCAAACTAGTATGACTGTACCTTGTCTTGGTGATTTCGAAGGCCCGGTAATCGAAGCTATAACAGACTTTGATATACCAACAGCAGTTACGATCTTTGAGTTGTTCCTCAAGCAAGTCGATTCTCAAGATGGCGCAGGCTATTACTGGTTTCGATGGTACGACAAAGATCGTAACGAAGAGAGTTGGGCTGAACCACAACAAGCAGCAGGTTAATTATGTTCATGAAACTAGTTGAATTCATAGTCACCTTTTTGACTATACGAAGAATAATTGAGGAAGTTAAAGATGAAACAGTTAGAACTGAAACTGACTCTGGACGAGGAGGAGATCAACACATACCTGGAGATCTTCACAAACATCCAGAATCTGTTAGAGAAGATGGAAAAAATACTAACCCAAATTGAAGAGGAGGATAAACCATGATGACAGCAGGCCTTGTTGCAGCAGCAGGAATGTTGTTCCTGTTGTTCAAGTTCGGCGTACGCAAAGTAATAACCTACGACATATTCTTTGATGTAGTTATTACTGTACTACTAATGCTTGCACTAGCAGGTACATTCAGCGGCATGATGGCTGCATTATTCGGCGGATTAATCGTGTCCATTGTACTGTTCATTATGAAACGTACGATGCGACATCAAAAACTTGAGCTAGTTAAAATCAAAAAGTTTCCATATAGGAGGTGGATGTGGGTAGAACAGTAGCAGTCAAAGAACTATCTGAATGGATGTGCCGTGAATGCGGCTACGATATGGGTCCAACATTTGTTGAGTGTGATTTAGATTTTTTCAGCCGGGATGGATTCTTAATATGCCCGGATTGTGAATCAACATTCATACCATCAAAGCAAACTAATCATTCGATGTTTGCTATACGCACACCTACTGACAGATCCAGGAACTATGAAGTTATTGTTGAGCATCGAGCAACATCTTACGCCACAACAAAGATCACTTTGCCAGAAGGTTATTCACCAGAGGATGTGGAAACATGGGAGCTACAAGGTGTAGATACACTCCTGGTTTACATAGACACAGGGGAAGAAGGAGGAGGGCTTGAAATATTTTCATACGATTTAGAATGTACCGATGAAGCTTTCACTATCGGAGACATCGATACAACAGAAATACAAGACCCGGATTACAACAACACTTATTGGAGAAGCGATTACTAATGGACAAAAAAGAATACCTAGAAGAATCTAACAAGATTGAACCTCATCTTGACCAGGATTCTAACTCTTACGAAAAACTGCAGTACACATTTGTCTGGTTAAAAAGTAGAATGCCCGAGCTGCACAATGATATAGTCAAAAACTTTCAGCAGATCGAAGCAAGTGTGTACGCACACCGACAAGAGCAGGATGCTAAGGACGAACAAGATGTTAATAACCCTCGATTTTGAGACTTACTTTGACAGCAAAGTATCTCTAACAAAACTCACCGTTATGGAGTATATCAAGGACCCACTGTTCAAAGTGTGGGGAGTAGGTATAAAAGTCGAAGGCGAAGAAACAGAATGGTTCGGTGAATATGAAGTCGAAGATGCTCTCGATGATATAGATTGGGACAATGCAGAACTGTTGTGCCATAACACACCCTTTGATGGGTACTTACTTACCCAACTCTACGGACATACACCCAAGCGTTACTTAGATACCGCTGCTATATCTCGTGGACTTTGGCCTGGGCAATCTGCCAGCTTAAAGAACACAGCAGAAAGATGTTTCCCTAACGATGAAACAATGCGTAAAGGCGAGGAGCTAATAACTGCTAAAGGTATATACGAACTTCCACCTGATATTGAAGATGCTATAGCCCGTTACTGCATACAAGATGTTGAGCTAACTTATGCAATCTACATGAAGTTGTGCCTGGAACTACCTGAAGTTGAATGGGAAATCATTGACATGACGACCCGTATGTTTTGTGAACCCAAGATCAAAGTTAACATCAGTAAAACAAAACAGTTCCTCGAAGAAGAGAAAAGAAAAAGCAAAGAAGCCATAGAAGCTTCTGGATTAGAACGCAGTGTGCTTGCAAGCAACCAAAAGTTTTCCGCTTGGGCGGAAGGGGAGGGGCTGGTTATACCAACCAAGACCAGTCCTACCACAGGCAAAACCATTCCTGCCTTTGGTAAAAATGATGCGGCCTATCGGCAATGGCAACAGCAACACCCAGAGTATGCCCATGTGTTTGCTGGACGAGAGGCAGTTAAGAGCCGTCTGAATGAGACTCGGGCACAACGCTTCATCGATAGTGTCAATGCCGAAGGCTGCATCCCTGCTCCCCTTAAATATTATGCTGCCCACACAGGACGTTTCGGCGGTACTGAAAAGATAAACCTACAAAACCTGCCCAGGAACAGTGAGCTTCGTAAAGTATTAGAAGCACCAGAAGGTAAGTTAATGTTTGTAGCTGACTTATCTAACATTGAATCAAGAATGTTAGCGTGGCTAGCAGATCAAGATAATTTATTAGAGTTGTATTCACATGGAGCGGATGTCTATTCATCCTTCGCCAGTAATTTATACGGGCGTACCATAACAAAAGAAGATGAAACAGAACGCTTCGTTGGAAAAACTGCTATATTAGGTTTGGGCTACGGCATGGGGGCGCATAAATTTAAAGCCACACTAAAAGCGGCTGGAATTGAACTCCCCTTTGAAGAGTGTTTATCGGCAGTAAACACTTACCGTAGCACTTACGCAGCTATCCCAGCACTTTGGGAAAGATCAGAACGTATTCTTAGACAGGCTTTATCCCTGGGATATGAGGATCGTTTTACCTATTCCTATAAGTGTCTGGAAGCTGCACCTAATTCAATCACTTTGCCAAATGGCATGGCCCTCAAATACCACAACCTTAATTTATTAGGCGACGGTAAACTTCAATACGAATCAAATAATAAAATTGAGTATACCTACGGTGGAAAAATAACAGAGAATATTATTCAAGCACTATCAAGAATTGTTATATGTGAACAAATGCTTGCCATACAACAAGAAAAAGATTTTGAAGTTGTGCTTACAGTACATGATGAGATCATTGCTATAAGTGATGAAGACAATCCCAAAAGTAAATTAGACAAAATGCTATTTATGATGCGAGAACCTCCATCTTGGGCGCTCGGTTTACCTTTAGATGCAGAAGGTGGATGGGATAAATGCTATAGTAAATAGATGAGCAGGCTAGTCTTAACAAGAAAACTTAATGAACAGGTATCTGTGTCATTAGATGACGATACAACTGTGCTAGTTACAGTCGCTCGTATTGATAGGAACCAAGTACGTTTACTCTTTGATGCGCCAACTGAAGTAAAAATTGAGCGCCCCGAACGACAAAAAGTTGACCCGACAAACAACCAACGATAATATCCAAGACCGCTTTAGAAACTTAGGAGGATGAGATGCAGCTAAACTTTTTATCTGCAAGTAATGGACTGTCCCTGTCCAAAACTTTTAGTAAAGATAGCTCTAAACCTTATCCCCTAGTCAAAGAAGTAAGCAGCCACCATTTCGAAGTACAAACAATTGAAGATCTGTTTGACCTAATTAAAAACCAATCAACACAAGGTCATTGCCTACTCAAAGGTTCACTTAAAAAAGAACTAGAAGACGAATCCCGAAAAGGAAAAACAGATCGTAATGCATATAGTGATTTGTTGGTATTAGACATAGACAACTTGTCGCTACCTCAAATGCCTTTTGGAGTCACCTCAGACAATGGAGGATTAACAAAACTCCACGTAGAACATATATCTAATATGATCTTATCCCAACTGCCTGAACCTCTACAGAAAGTAAGCCACATAGTACAAGCCTCTTCTTCTTTTGGACTAAAGCCCACTTACTCTTTACATATATTTTTTATGCTTGCTGTGCCCATGCCGCCCAAAACAATTAAGTTATGGCTGCAACATACAAATCATACGTGTGATCTTTTTGAAGAACAGATAGAGCTATCAGTTAACGGGCACTCACTGAAGTATGTCCTGGACACTTCAGTAGCAGACAACGGTAAATTAATATTTATTGCTCCGCCAACTTTTATAAACGGAGCAACTAATCCTTTTAAAAATGATGACGAACGAACAACTCTAATCAAGAAAGAACATAATCAATTAGATCTAGCTGCTTTAATGGGCGGTATCAGCAGAGAAGTTTGCTTTGAGATATCGAGAACTAAAAAGAATGAGCTGCGTAAAACAGCAGGTATGTCATCAAAGAAAGAACGCATACAGATAGCGCAAGTTGGATACTCAAACGAAGAGATACTTACTAACCCAGATAAAGTTTCAATTACTGTATCTGATGACAGCTCCACCCCTTTCATTCGATGCAATATAAATGGAGGAGATAGCAACGCTTACTACTTTAATCTGCAAGCTCCTACTTATATGTACAACTTCAAAGACGAACCTATCTTTGAAATAGAAAAAGCAGATCCTGATTTCTATCTAAGCATCTTTGAAATGTTTGAAGAAGAGATAAGTGAATCAGGCCAAGCAAGAAGACCCATAGCAATACGAGATTTCTACACCGACATATATTATTGCGGTGTGTTCGACCCAAATTTAAACCAGTTTGCTGATGACTTCCCGTTAACACCACTAGCAAAAGGTTCAATCGAATCCTTTATGTTAAGCCACGGTAGACCAGTGCCAGATTTTATCCCGGACGCTAGTGTAATCTTTGATCCAACGCAGGACAAAGAACCTATACAACTTAACTCTCCTCCATATTACATAAACATGTATAGGCAAACGCCCTACATGTTAGAAGCTACGCCACCCCCTAGACCCTTGACCTTAGGCGATGGCATAAAGCTAAAGGACATATGCCCAATAACATACACACTTATGCATCATATCCTGGGCAACGGAGACGAAGAACTAGAGCGTTTTGTAAACTGGCTTGCATACATATATCAAACCAAACGCAAAGCAGGGACAGCTTGGGTACTAACTGGAGTGCCGGGAACAGGTAAAGGTTTATTCTATAGTCGAATCCTTAGACCTTTGTTCGGAGAGTCACACGTACCAATGAAGGCGCTACAGAATATAGAAGAACAGTTCAATCTTTACATGCGTACTGCTTTATTCCTGATTGTTGATGAGTTCCACATGGGTTCTGCTCAGCAAGGAACTATTAAGATTGCCGACAAATTAAAGAATCAGATAACAGAAAACACAATGACTATCCGGGCAATGCGTAGTAACCAGGCGGAAGTAAAAAGCTTTACTAACTTCATCTTCTTAACTAACAGACCTGACGCGGTGAAAATAGAAGATGGAGATAGACGATACAACATAGCCCCTAGACAAGAGTTCAAGATCGAAGAAACTCATCCCGAAGTCCTAGACAACTTAGATAAAGTAGAAGAAGAACTTAAACAATTTGCAGGTGTACTAAGTACATACAAAGTAGTTGAACGCTTAGTAAGAACCTCATTCAACAATGATGCTAAGACAGAAATGCGACATGTATCTATGTCAGTATTTGAAGAGTTCTGCCAGGCAATTAAAGAAGGAGATGTAAACTTCTTTGCTGATGTACTACAGATAGATGCTACTGCATTAATGGGTAGCGGAGAGATAATGAACGCACAACGATTCGTAAAGAACTGGATAGCTAATGCCCATGAAGAGTATTCAATTGTACCTACTGAGCATTTGCGTACAGTGTTTCATGCATTAACAGAACAAACTCCAAGAATAAACTCAAAAGAATTTTCTAAACGATTAGGTCGTAACGGGTTAGCTAAAGTTCGTAAGCGGGAACTAAACGCAGGTCGAGATTCTAACGCCATAAGAGGCATTGAAATTAAGTGGCAAGTAGAAGAAGATATACAGCGAGAGTTAGTCAACACTTATTTTTCCGATAAAGACAAACAAGCATTAACCGCTTAAATATTTAAGGAGGGTTAGCTTTATGCAATTAACCCAAAAAGATCGACCTGATTTAGAAAAGCTTACAATGAAACCAGAGAAGTTAGGTTTAACTCCTGCATGGTCTTACTCTGCATTAAAAGTTTTTGAAGAATGTCCATACAGAACATACATCAGCCGTGTCAAAAAAATTGCTGAGCCTTCTAGCCCAGCAGCAAGTCGCGGTTCTGAGATACACCAACAAGCAGAAGACTATGTAGCAGGTGTATTAGGAGAGATGCCCGAGACTCTTAAAAAATTTGAAGATGAGTTCGAAGAACTACGAACCCTGTATGCTGATGCTAAAGTTGAACTCGAAGGTGAATGGGGGTTTGACTTAGATTGGCAGCCAGTTGGATGGATGACTCCACAAACCTGGGCACGAATCAAACTAGATGCTCTCGTACATGAGGATGATAACTCCGCAAGAGTCATTGATTACAAGACAGGACAGAAGTGGGGTAACGAAATAGGACATTCACAGCAATGTTTACTCTATGCAATAGGTAGCTTCTTTAGATATTCAGAACTACAGTTTGTACAGACAGAGTTGTGGTACTTAGATAAAGGACTAACAACTAAGAAACAATTTACGCGAGAAGAAGCTATGACGTTTGCCCCAGGGTTTTACAAACGTGCAGTAGCTATGACAACTTGTGTTGACTATGAACCTAAACCAAGTAAAAATAACTGTAAATGGTGTTCATATAGGAAAGGGGACTTCCCTGAATGCGCTTGGGGAGTTTCTTGATAAGTCTTCGGCCCTGGTTAGTTTACTCTCTATATCCCTCATCCCCTAAGGCACCAAACTAACCGGGGCCATTTTTCAGGAGGGGCAATGATCGACGAATTAAAACAACGTCGCATACAAAAACAAATCGATAAACTAGATCCCTTTGTAAAAAGTGCCTGTTATGCTTTTGGCATTGATCTAAAGGATTATGTTCAAGGAAAAATAGATAGCATAGCTATTAAAAAGAAAGAACTATCAAAGATATTAAAGAAAACAGAAAGAAATTTTACAAATAACGATGAATCATAAAGGTAAAAACAGATGCAAATGTACTATGGATACAACGACCCCGACACTGGGGAACCAATAATTGTTGAGTTTACTTTAAAAACTGAACCACCCGAGGGTGCGTATTGGTCCACATACAAATTGCAAAAATCTGACATCGTTATTCTAACTCCTATGGATCGTTCTGAAAAAGCTCAAATGAGAGAAGCTATACTCAATGACATATTTCTACACGAGCCAAACATAAGAACAACAAAACCTAAGAAAAAAGCAAACTCACGCTTGCTATAAAGTAATAGGTTACAGTAGAATCGCTTTCCAACTTTAACAAAATAACTATGCAACAACCATTTGAACACCAAACAAAGACAACAGAATTTATACTAAACAAACACAAATGCTTAATTACTTCAGATCCAGGGACGGGAAAAACACGCAGCGTTATTGACGCTTACTCAGAGTTACCATCAAACAAAGGACGTATGTTAGTGGTTGCTCCTCTCTCCATACTACAAGCTAGTTGGGGAGATGACATTGAAAAGTTCCAACCGGATTTAAAGTATTCTGTTGCTTATGCAAAAAACCGTAAACAGGCTTTTCAAGAAGACGTGCCTGTTGTACTGACTAATCACGATGCAGTTAAATGGGTAACCAAAAACCCACAGTTTCTTGAAGGCTTTAATACTATCTGCATTGATGAGTTTACTGCGTTTAAAAACAAAGACACTCAACGTAGTAAAGCAATTGCAAAACTTATAGAACACTTTGACTACCGTGTAGGTATGTCAGGTACTCCCAACAGTAATTCAATCGTAGATATATGGCATCCAACATATCTCATAGACGATGGTGAACGTCTGGGCAGAAGGTTCTACTCATTCCGTAACGCAGTATGTACCAGCAGATTCAATGGCTTTGCTAATGAATGGGTAGACAAAGAAGATGCTGAAGAAATAGTAGCGAGTGCATTACTAGATATAAACATTCGATACAGCCTAGAAGAATGCATCGACATGCCAGAACAAACTGTATCTACCCTAACTACACAGCTCCCCAGAAAAGTTATGGAGCAGTACTCAGATATGGTTAACGACTCAGTACTACATACAGATAAAGCAACAATCAATGCTGTACATGCAGGAGCTAAAGTTAAAAAGCTTTTACAGATGTGTACAGGCGCACTGTATGACAACGAAGGAAACATAGTTGGAGTACATGAGGATAGATACAACTTAGTCCTGGAGTTAGTACAACAAAGACCGCATAGCTTAGTTGCATTTAATTGGACACATGAAAGAGACCACATGGTTCAAGAATGCGAGAAAAGAAAAATTAAGTATGGGGTAATAGACGGTAGTACACCGGGACATAAACGTAATGATATTGTTGATAGGATGCAAGCAGGACAACTACAAGTTGTGTTCTGTCATCCTCAGTCTGCAGGTCACGGCTTAACAATGACCACAGCAACGTCTGTAATCTGGGCCTCGCCTACTTACAATGCTGAACACTATCAACAATTCAATCGTAGAATCTATCGAGCTGGGCAAACAAAACGCACAGAAGTAATACGCATAGCTGCTGAAGGTACATGGGAACCTGATGTGTATGCCAAGCTGGAAGGTAAACTAGGACGGATGGAAGAGTTATTAACAATACTCAATAACCTAAACAAACTCAGGAAAATAGCATGACGCTTGATGAAAAAATTGACGAACTAAAAAAAGTCAAACAACAGATCAAAGACTTAAACGAAACACTCAAAGAAATTAAAGCGCGGGAGGATGAGATCGCCCGTGATTTAATACGAGAGATGGGTGAGGTTGGCCTAAAACGAATGGCTAACGATAACGCAACTATCTCCGTAGCAACAGAAAATGTGCCTGATGTAACTGACTGGGATGCGTTCTATGCATTCATATCAGACAATCAAGCATTTGAATTGTTGCACAAGCGCGTGTCTGCTACAGCTTTTCGAGAGCTGGCCCAGACACAGGATGTGCCAGGGGTACAGACACGTGAGCTTACAAAACTAAACTTTCGATCTCTTTAACAATAACCCAGAGGTAAACCAATGGCGAATGAAAAAACGCAACTAGCACTAACAGGCAGCAATGTACCTGACTACATCAAACCAGGAAACCGAGGTAACGAAAACGTTGCTACGGCCCTAGCTATACCACGAATCAAACAGCTTCAAAAGATGTCTGATGAAGTGGACAAGCACCACCCTAAATATGTTGAGGGCGCAGACCCAGGCATGTTTATCAACAGTATCAGTAATGAACTGTTAGGGGACGTACTATATGTAGTCAGTGTTAACTTCAAAACTGAGCACGTTGTTTGGCGTACTCGAGAAGCTGGCGGAGGGTACATAGGTACTGCTGATACTGCAGCGGCAGCAAATGCACTTGTGGAAGAACAGGAGGACTCGCCTGATAAGTTCCAAGTTTCAGAAACCCATAGTCATCTAATGATGATTAAGGATCCAGAAACAGGTGTACTTTCTTTGCCTGCGATCTTTGACTTTGCTAACTCAAAGCTAAGTGTTTCCAAGAACTGGAACACTCAAATAACCAGCAAAGGCGGTGATCGTTTTGCCGGGCTATGGAAACTATCTACAGTTTCTGTAGAGAACCGAGCTGGCGCAACCTATCTTAATATTAAGATCGACTGGGAAGGTTGGGCGCAGGAAGAAGATTACAAGGCAGCGGAAGCTGTTTATGAATCTCACGCCTAGTGGATAATGAACGAGCACGGGTTTATTAAATCTGTGCATCGTCATTTACCAGCTGATACTTTCCGCTGGAAAATCCACGATACGTTTACAGGCGGGGTACCAGATGCTATGTATGCTGGCCCCGCCCGTATTCTGTTCGTTGAGTACAAGTATTTAAAGTTGCCAAAAAAGGAAACAACTGTGATAAAAACAGGATTAAGTGCCTTGCAACTACAATGGCTGGATACCATGCTTAACTATGACGCAACACCAGCTGTTATAATTGGAACCGCTATAGGCGGTATCATACTTACCGACCAGGAATGGTACAAAAAACTAAGACTAAAGGATTTTGAGTATGCCCTCGACACAAAACAACTATCCAACTGGATTTATAGATCAATCAATGAAAGCAACATGCCGTAACTGCCAAAAAGAATTTACATTTACACCATCACATCAAAAAGGAATTTACTGTTCAAACCGATGCCAAGGAGACTTTGTACTCAAAAGCAAATTTAAACTTGACACTAAGTTTAGTAATGCAATGAGAAAGTACATACTTAATCTCAGAGGGTTAAGATGTGAATCCCCTACCTGTCACGCATTTAACGGGTACACAGATTCAAATCCTAAAGCATTTCAAATAGACCATATAAATGGAGACAGAAGAGATAACCGTTACGAAAATTTAATGGTTATGTGTGGGACTTGCCACCTAAAAACAGAAACATGGGGGCAAGGTAATGTATCGAAACAAGGTTTAGATAGGATGAGACATGGAAGCACAAGACAAAATAAACCCTGACCACTACAAACGTGGAAACATTGAGGCTATAGAAGCCATAAAAGAAAGCATGACCGAAGAGGCATACTTAGGATACCTCAAAGGAAACATTCTTAAATACTTATGGCGATGGGATTCCAAGCACGATACCACACAGGAACAAGTAACCTGTATCAAAAAAGCAGGGTGGTACTTAGCAGAAATGATAAGTCATTTGGAAGAAACTAATGTAAGAGAAATTACATTCAAAGAATCGAAGTCGTAGGGAAGTGATGGCCAGGTGAGCAGTAGCATCAGGCGCTAACTCCGCTCCTAGCGTATTAGGAGTCTAAATTAAAAAGAGAATCGATGAAGCCTTGTCCCTACAAGCTCAGCGTGTTTTTTCTACGCAGGTTAAAATACGTTGAGTTAGAACATGCAAGCAATTGATTCAACTACTGCTACACTCAATAGATTTACAGAGGTTCTAAATGGAATATTATGTACTATTCGGGTATAGCTACTACGTCTACCAGGAGTTTGGATTGATAGCATTTATATTGTTCTGGGTTTTAATGGTTACTTTTCAACTCGCAGTTTTAGACTACATGTGGGAACACGATGACTAAGCTAATATGTTTATGTTTTGAACTGTGCCTTTAGATTCAATTTCAACTTTCCCATTTTTAGCTATATATAAAACTGGCTTTATAGTTTCAATAACTTCTTTAATAGGCACACCTTCTTCTACGCCTCTTAGTTTTTCATACTTAGTAACTGCTATTTGTTTCCAAGATACATAAGATTGATTTGGTACAGTAGATATTTCAGTCATTATCAGTTCCGTTTTTCCCTACAAGTTTTACTTTTTTCCTTTTTGTTTCCGCTGCAACATGCTCCAACCCTGGATCAGGCTCCGGAGTTACGTGTAATCCATCATATATAACTGTAATCGTTGTGCCTGGTTCCATGTCTTCAATCATTATAGTCGGCATTATTTCCTTTTCCTGTAGCGGCCTGTAGCACCACGCCTGTATTTAGCAGTCTTCTTAGCTATCTTCTTAGGCTGCTTTGAAACCTGCTTTCCTGCTTTAGTATCTTTACGTTTCTTAGCAGAAGTTGCAGCATATTCTTTTTTAGTTAAAGCATCCCTAGCTTTCTTTGGAAGGTATCTTTCACCAGTTGCATCCTTCCCTTGAGTAGAAGGCTTACCTGATTTAGTACCCCAGTTTTCTTTAGTCCATTTAGCCTGGGCTTTTTGACCCGCGCTCCTAGACCTAGTATATCCACCCCCTGACTTTTGGTAACGACGAGTTGCTAACTGTGCTTTTCTTGCTGACCATTGCCCCTTCTTACCACCCTTGTCACCTGCTTTTACAGCAGCAACAATTCGTTTCCAAAGTCTTTCATTAGTTCTAGCCATTACTTCTTATGTACTTTCTGTACTTCAAAGTTAGCAGACTTACTAGAACCAGCATGTTTTTTGTAACCCTCTTTAGGGTCTTTCATAAGTTTGTAACTCTTACCTTTCTTCATCCAATGATAACCCTTAGGTGCTGATACTTTCATTTAGCCTCCTTCTTTTTTGTATACCCTCTACGTTTCTTTTTCATTTTCATAATCTTTCGTGGCTTTTCATTCAAACCACAACCATGTCCATTCTTCATTATAAATCCTTATTCAGGTTTGTCAGGCCATACAACTTTCAACGGATCGGTTTCCGAAGAATAAGTAGCAGGCATATTTCGTAAAGTCTGTCGATAAGTAGCCCATTCCGCTTTCTTACTATCAGATAACGGAGAATCTGGAACCTGAGTCCAATCAGATTCCCTAAGAAAAGCATCACGGGTATTCCGTAGATCTTGTAAAAAATTAAAAGCAGGAGGAGTTCTCATTTGTAAAACGAATTCACATGTACATAACCATCGCTAAACCCATGCGATCCTCCACTTGGTAAATCTGCTTTGCGGCTCCATGCGTATAGCCAGACATACCATGTACCCGGATTTAGCGAAACTGTATGCACACCAGTTAAAGGAACAGAAGCAAATGTAGATCCCTCTACAAACGTAGTGCCATCAAACACCATAGAGTTTGTAGAGTAACTCCCAGTGTTAGCTAATGAATTAGTTGTCTGTAAATGCACTGTACAAAATGATGACTCGTCCCCATTAAAAATACCAATCGGATGGCACCCAAACATAATAGTTACTTCAACATGGGTTTGATTACCGTCTACATCTGGAATAACAAAAGATGCAGGGGTAGTACCGTTAGCATTTCCAATTAATCTTCCCGGCATATTTAAAGAAGTAGAAGGATTATAGTGGTAAGGTCCAGACCCTGTCCAATCTGAAACTGCCGAAGCAAAACTCATATTAGTAGTTGAGTTTGTATTGTAGGCAGTTGTTGCTACATACCCAGATGTAACAGAAAACAACTTACCCATCGTATTAGAAGTTGCGGCGTTATAAACCGTTAATGATCCTGCATCTAATTTAGCAGCATCTAAATTACTAATCTTAGCGTCACCTACCCCTAGATTTTTAATCTGGACTGTAGACACACCGCCTATAATTGCAGCTTCTATTGTTGAGCCATCTAAAGCTATTTTGTTAGCAGCAAGTGTTCCGGTAACAGTAGAGCCAAACGTAGCCATAGTTCCTGATAACTTATCTACAGCTAAACTACCTATCTTTGCGCTTACAAGTGATCCGTTCTTAATAAACGCATCTGCCATGTACACGCCAGCAGGAACTGTTTCTCCATTGAGAGTTGTTTGAGAACTTACAACTGTAAAAGGAACACTCGCATTGTGAGAACCTGTCGGATTAGTAACAGTAGTACCACTATTAATAACCGCAAAACGATCTGCGTTAACAATAAACTCACTAGTTATGTTGCCAGCAGCACTTGTTGTACTAGCCAAACCAAACCCCGCAACAGCACCGTTATTATCAATCTTTACCGTGTACTGAGCCTCAACTCCATTTATCGATGTAGCGTTTGTCGAAATCGAAGTTGTATTATTTCCCACTGTTGTGGTTAAGCTCGTAATATCTGATGCCAGTGCGCTATCAGCATTTGTTCTAGCGGTACTTTCAGCAGTAAGTTGCGCTGAAGTCGCTGCATTCCCAGCAGTAGTTTCAACAGCCCCAATCCGGGTTATTAAAGAATCACCAGAATAACCACTGGTATACCCTGTAAATGATTCAATACCAGGAATTTTTGCAATTGGTGTTGAAAGAGATGTTGCCAACTGACTTGATGTAATCGCATTACTTAAAACATTTAACTGATGAGCAACATCAGTAGCCGTATTAGCTACTGTACCTGCCGCTGCATTAAACGGTCCTACCACAGAATCTGTATTTACATGTCGTGCCCAGTAATAACGAGTAACACCTGACCCTACAGGGTCTGTAAACACACGGCCTGTTTGTATACCCACCAATGTAGCATCGCCAATAGAGTCTGAACTGTGACTCCATATTTCTGTATGAGAATGGTTTGAATAACTAGGAAAAGCGAACGCAATAATAATAGTACTATATGCACCTGTCGCACTAAATCCCGTAGGGGCAGGAGGCACTGCTAGATCGGGTAACTTATTACCACCTTGAACAAACCCTGGATCTCCGCCTCTATTTGAATCAAAAGGTTTCTCGGCTAACTCTGTAGCTAACCCACTATCAATTAGTTCTCTAAGAGTTACTGCTCTATCACGAGGATCACCTCGCCTACCCAATCGTATGTTAGTAGTTTGTTCTAATAACTCTAAATAACGACGTAATGAAGGGGGTATATCAGTAGGTATCCTTGGTAGTGCAGGTACCTTAGTAGGATCATTAGTTCGGATACTACTATTACTGGCCACGAATCTCGTCCATGCTTTGAGCTAAACAAATCTCGTTAATTACCGTAGCTCCTGAAACTTCAACCTCCCACTCTTGTCCGACAGTTGCAGGAAGTCTCATTACAGGTTCTTGTAAAGTCGCATTACTAATACCAGATGGTGTTGATGTAGCTTGTGTATAAGTACTGCCGCTTAAAGACAACGTGTAATGAGCAATCAGTGTCCCATCCGCATAGACTTTAACAACAACTGGGTACGCATCTGCATGGACAGAAACCCAAGCCATGCTGGTAGGCTTGGGGGTAAGAAACTTTTTAGTTTTAAACCTTAATGTACTATTAGCACCAGCAGTGGCTCTATAAGTTTGTATCTTGTTACCTACAATAACGTACAGCTGCCCATTCTTAGGATCTTCGTACCCGCCCCTAACTTCTGCAGCAACTGTTAGTGTAGAAAACGCAGACTCACTAGACCTTGGATCATAGACCCAGCCTCCTAGAGTTCCGCTATTGTTATAGAACGCTACATACGTTCCTTCGTGCCTAAACGCTCTTATGAGAGTGGGGTGGAAGTCACTATTCCACTGCTCAACTGAAATGAGACCACGAGAAACGACCTCTCCTGACGGTCCTGACACCGCAACTAGCCCATCTGGTGCTGCATATAGAACATACTCACCCATGTCTACAACAGACTTTTTGTTTACACATGCCTGGGCAAGGTCTACTCGAATAGGTGTTAAAGCTGCTGGATCAGTACCTGTAATAAAGTACGGAGTGCCGTTAGTTAAAGCAACAACCCCGTTCCCTGTAGAAGCTATGTCAACAATGTCTTCTTCAAGAGTAATTCGATAGTTAATAGGCCAAGCATGGGGTAAGTAAGGTTCGGATAAACAGAACCGCTTACCAGAAAACCCTGCCATTACACCATTACCTACAGCAGTTAGCCCTAACATAGGTCCATCAGGATAAGTACTACTGTCATCGTCAGGTGGACCTATCCATGTACCACTAGGTAGTACTTCGCCCAGTGCAGAAGATGCAATTGTGTCAGCATAAGAAGTAGTCGCAAGGTTTACTTCAGCTACAAACTGAAAGTCCGTAAAGTTAGAACCTGTATTAGAGCGATAGATACGTTTCTTAGCTGAACTAAGCAGGTAGTTACCGCTTGGATTTGAACTAGTAGGCATAGCAACGGTTACTGTTTCTGAGCTAGTCACATCTATAGTTGCACTGGCTGCAGAAGGTGGCCCTTCCTCACCTAAGTCTGTCACTATTGTAAATACATAAGACCTTGTTTCAGGAGTTTCAGTAGCGGTTGCGGATCCGCTCTTACTTACGCCCGGAGCTGCACTAGGGGCAGGTACCCCTAGTCGATAAGTGTTTACAGGGTAACCCGATGAGCCAGATATCATAGAAGTAACTGTACCCACACGAGGGTAATCATCACCCGTAAAATACAAACGTTCGTTAGTGTCGTTAGCTATAGGGCCAGGAACAACGTCCACCCCATCCTCTGACCACTCTAACCAGTTAGTATCACGGTAGTAATAGATAGAACGTCGAGCAGTATTCTGTAAAGTATAGGCATCAGCATTAGCTTTGGTTGGGACTAAACGCCCCGATTCAAAGTCTATATTCTCGGAAACCTGACCGAACTGGTCAGCTAGTAATCTTGGGGAGACTCCGGGGGCAATACCAGAAAACCGCTCTAACTTGAAATATGTCATCTATTGCCCCGTTAAGAGTACCCAAATTATTCCTGCCATACCGCTTATTAAAGCTAACGCTACTACAAATATATTTTTGTTGAGCGTATCTAAAGCAGACTCAATTTTATCTAAACGATTAAAAATCGTTTTAGATCTTTCCTCACACATAGCTTCATGGGCAGCTAAACGTGTATCAGTATTGTTATACTTCTGATCCGCCACTAGTTGACTCATCAGCGGGAGCCTCTTCTTTCTCTTCTTTGATAGACTGAGCTACCATTTGAGTTAGGCTGTTTACCGCTATCTCTGCTATGACTGTATCTCTACGAAGTTTAACCATATCTTGTTGAGCTTGCTGGTATAACCCTAATAACTCTTTACTTTTGTCAGATAATCCATCTATCTCGTATGTAGTATCATCCAAAGTAATAGTGGGTGAACCTGTATTTATGCTTTCTTCTGCCATGGGAACTTTCCTAGTTAGTTACGAAACATTAATATTAACATTACTCAGAACTGCGGCCAAATTAACCTGGCCCCGGTGATTCCATAGCTGCTTTGTGTTTAGCCTTTGCGTCATCTGTAAAATAGATTTCAGCTAGTTTTTTAATTTCATCTGATTCATTAGTTAAATCCGAATTAGGATCTACCACATGGCGATGAAAGGTTCTGGATAGTTCAGTTCCATCATCAGTAACGATTGTCGCTGTACGGACTTGAAGAACTTTCCAATCACCTGTATCCACTATTTCTATCTTGTCATCTTTTGTTGATTTTTCTAAAGCCATTGCTTTCTCCTTGTGTGTCCATGCCTACCGTCCAATAGGCATAAGTTTGAAATTACTAAGAATCTGTTGGGTAAACACTAATGTTAACATTACTCAGAACTGCGGCCAAATTAACCTGGCTCCAAGTATTAATCAGCCCAAGGAGTGAATTGCTGAAGACCATATTGAACAGCCACTAACTTTGTTTCACTTCCTGAGAAGGTTACGTCCTCTTGAGCAATGCCTATAATCATTGCCATTTTGTCTGCTTTCATACCTATACCAGCCGTTGATGATGTACAGATTCCATCACCTACAGAAATATTTCCTTTTTCGTTATTACAAAGAATATGACCGTCACCCAATATCAACGCTTGATGTTTATTTGTTTCTTCTTCTGGCCCTTGATTCATAGAATTGCCATAGGCTCCTAATACTTTTCTTGAATAAGCTCCTGATGATTTTTGTACGTTATATATGATTCCCCTTTCGGTATCTGAATCATCACTGTTCTTTGAATAACTTAAAGAAGTAGTTTCTAACAATGTTCCATAGGGATAGGCAGGTTCTGTTGATTCTTCGTTATTATCTTCGTCAGGAATTACACAAGGGTGATGAGCTGTAAAAGCTCCATAAGAAACCGTACCTCCTGCATTAGTCACAGATCCTACATTAGTACCATCCCCATCAAAAAAATCTAATAGATAGCTAGTTCCCGAGCTATCATCAGATCCACATATAATTTTTATTCCATATCTGTTTTGGTTATTACCATCGTTCTGAGCAGTTATGACATAGCCAACCGCGTCATCTACAACTACGTCCAATTTGCTTCTCGGCGTGTCCGTTCCCATGCCATTGAAACCGCCGCCAAGAAGACACAGTTGATTAGCGTTCGCGTCTCTATCAACGCAAAGCCTCATTAATGATTGCGTGTTGGTATAACTCGGATTAGCAACAATTTCTGTTACCGTATGCCCTGCTTGGTTATATGTCAGCTCCAGACCCAAAGCGGTTGTGCTGCCACCAATTTTAACAATTCCATCTTCTCTAGTGTCTCCCGGCTCTGTTACATGAAGATGGTGTTCTGGGTTTGAAGTATTAATACCGACTAGTCCCGCCGAACTAATAAAAAATCTGGAATCGTCGCTGTCTCCAGTAAAGAAATCCATATTACCCGTATATTGAATGCTGCCGTGATCTACGTTAGTGCTATATCCGAATTCAACCGCTCCAAGCGTTCCGTTTCCATTTCCGTTATGGAGTCTTAATGTGCCGGTAGTAGCTCCTGAATCTGGTGTGATCGTTACCATTCCAGTAGAAGAAATAACCATACGCTCAGTATTAGTGCCGCCAGACGGTCTGGTTAAAAATGCTAAGTCACCGTAAGTAGCACCTTTATATTTAGCTCTGATGCCAGCAATAGGGTTTTCACCATTCGCACCTAAAGATATTCTTCCGCCTGTGTCAGTTGATGTACCTGATTGTGATACTAATAAGTGTCCCCAATTTAAATCGTTAACGTCTCCGCCTTGTATATAAGCAACCGCGCCATAAGGTGATCCGCTACTCCAACTGGTATCTTCTACATGCAACTTTGCAAAAGGGGAAGCATCATTTATGCCAAAATTTCCAGAATTATCTAGTTTTGCTCTAAAGGTATTATTGGTATAGAAATTTATATCAGCATCTTCTTGTTGATAAAGAAAAGCATCGCCCGTCGTATTGCCTTCAATACCAACATAAAACTTATCTGTGTTGTGGTCATTAGCGAACGCAAGTTGTGCGCCTACGCCACTACCAGAGCCGTGAAAATCAGCTAAAACGCTACTACCTGAAAAGGTGGCTTGACCAACCGCTATAGCACCATTAGGGATCGCTACATCGCTATTTTCATCGATAGAAATAATTGGCGTTGTTCCTACTGTGCTTCCTAACCCAATTACTAGGTCATCCGCTGAATCGTCTAACCCTATGTAGTAGTCCTGGGCATTCCCATCAAAGACAATTTTCGTGTCTTCGGCTGTTGCATCGCCAATAGTAAGAGTGGGCGAAACAACAAGAGCCGAATCAAAGTCTACTAAGTCAGGTGAGATTTTAGTTATTGACATTTACGCCTCCTCCAATGCTTTGACTTTTGCTTCTAGGGTTTCTATTAGGGCTTGTTGTTCTTGAATTGCTTTGGTAAGCATTGCAGCATAACCTTCCCAGCCGTCTAATCCCCACTGATCATTTTCAGTATCATTCCAAGCTAAATGTTCATCGGCTGTAATAGCTTCTTGAGCAACAAATCCTAGCTGTCTTTTTTCGCTTTCTTTCCAAGTAAATCGAACAGGTTTTAATTTTTTGATTGTTTCAATACCAGACAGGTCATAATCAAAATCTTTTTTTAACCGTTGATCTGAAGACACAACAATCAAACCGCCAGTTGAACTGTTCCAATACACGTTATAACGATTTGCATCAGTCGCGGTGGCTGAAAACGAAACATTAGCATTAACGTGAAGCCGTGCTGAGTTAAGTGACATTCTATCTGTCGCAGCGGTTCTAAAATTCATTTGATCAGAACCGTGGGCGTACTCAATTAAGCCTCTATAAGTAGCGTCTCCAGAAGTACCATCAGCAAAAGCAATAGCACCTCCGTGGTTTGTTCCTGAATAGATTGTTACTCCAGCATTATCACTCGCACCTTTTCCAACACATATATCCGCATAGCCGCTTGCATTGTTCATAGTGGCTGCTTCATCATTTCCTATTGAAAGAAAAGCGTTATTATCGAGACGCATTTTTTCGGTTCCGCCAACCTCCCAATAGAATTTACCGCTAGTAAGCGCATTAAAACTACAGCCAGCACTGTTGCCTCGAACCCAATTTGCGCTATTGTCTCCTTCTGTGCCATTAGAGCTTAAAGTTAAACGCACATCGTCTGAACCTATAAGCCCAACATAACCGTTTGCCTCATGTATATTTACTCTGTCTGTGCCACTTGTCCTAATTGACAGTTTTGGAGTAGTTCCACCGACATCAATAACAGATAACCCTGCGTTAGACATATATAATTGAAATTTTGAATTAGCAGTTCTGTGTGCTTCAAGAATATTTCCACCATCGTTTGCACCGCTAATAGTAAGAGGAAAAGTCATTGCAGTACCGTCTGTTTCCGTACTAGTTTTTATACCTACATGACTACCCGCATCAAGAACTAGAGTCTCAACAGATTGAGCCTTGAATTTAAGCATATCTTCTGACACATCGTGGAATATCTGATGGTGTACGTCATCAGATGCAGTACCAAATAAAATTCCTGAATCTTGGTCATCATCTGTTTTAATTTGAACAAAAACTCTATCACCAGTTCTTTGCAATCTGAGCATTGAATCAGCGTTAAAAGCATCTCCAGAATCTGCACCTATTAAAACTATACCTGGCATATTTACTGTTGAACTACCTACCGTGGCGTGAGGGGTAAAAGTCATATGGTCTACCCCAGACCCTGATATGTTATTTTGTATACTGAGGGTTTGGTTTGTATTAGTTGTTATTCTCCACTCATCACCGGCATCATCAGATTCATCGGCTTGTAATGCTAAAGAGGCGGATTCTCCCTCCGTTCCTTGTATAGCCAAAACATCTGTATTTACATTGACATTTCCTGTTCCATTAGCAGTTAGAACTATATTTCCGTTCGTATCTGTACTGGAAATCGTATTACCGTTAATGTTGACATTATCAACTTGCAAAGCCGTAAGAGTACCCAAAGAAGTAATATTAGGCTGTGCCGCAGTTGTGATCGTAAGATCTGCTGCGGTTAACTCTGATGGGGTTTTGGTTAGTGCCATCTTTTTCTCCTTGTGAGCCGGGTTAAGAGGAAGTTATGTAAGTGACGTTCAACATAAAGGCAGTCATTGCGTGGTTGCCTCCTTGCTCTATTTCAACCCCGCTCGCATTTACAAAATACAAGTAATCTGCGCCGTCTTGGGCATAGCCTCCTGTAAATTCATTTCCACCTCTATGGTAACCAATGTGAAAATCTGCATAGTCAGCGGGGGTAAACGGCAAACCACCCATAATCACATAACTTCCGCTTGTTAGATCTGCCATATCAATATTTGTAAAATACCCTTGGAGAAGAACGAGTCGCCCTATTTTTGTGTATTTCGCTTGATTATTAGTAAAACTTATATTTGAAGTACCACTAACCGCTGATATAGTTGGTGTCCAATCTCCTTCCTCGTACGAATCCAAAACCTCAGATGTCATACCAGAATGATTTGTCTGCGATTGGCTAAAATCTATTCCTTTACCGGACTGCTCAAATCTTAAATTTCCATTTTGCAGTACTATTACATCTGAGAGCGTATTGCCGTGGCGAAGTTGAAACAGCATTTTTGAAGACGCTGTAGCATCAGAGTTCCAAGAATTATATCCTTGGACAGAAATCCGACCCGCTGTTTGAACAGCAGATGAGTCTGTTCTTTTAGATTCCCACGTTATTCCAGTACCATACCCTCCAGCCTGTAAATTTTCTAAAGTCATGCCGGCTGTTTGCGACGTGCTTGTCCTAGAAATATGTAATCTGTCATAGGCATTCGTAGTCCCTATGCCAACCAGCCCTCCATTGGGATTTAATAAAAGGTCATATTCCGATGATGATACATTTGCGCTCTGTGATTGAATCCATGCGGAACCAGTATTTGAATCGTCAGTACCTATGACCAGCGAGTACCCGCCACCTGAATCAAAAATTGCAATACCATTTGCGGGCGGGTTTGAATCATTGGAAGGGACGTCCCCCGTTGCTCCTTTAATATGAGCTTTCATCAACGGCGAAGTGATCCCGATACCGACCTTGCCGTTAGTGTCTATTGTGACTTGCTGTGTATCATCCGTCCAAAGCCCTAGCTTTTTATTAGAGTCATAAGATAAATACCCCGCATCTCCACCGGCTTGATTATTTGTATTTAATTCGATATAGACTGTTCCCGCACTATTTTCGAATTTTGCTACAGTGCCACCAGAATCTGATCTTTTAGCATGAAATATTCTGTCAGGACTTGCGTTACCAACTCCTATGCCAACGCTTCCGCCAAATGGGTTTAAGATTATGTCGTCGGCAGCGTCACCAGCACCGTTTGATGACTGTACATACATCTGAGCATCATTAGTTAATGCGCCCATAAATAAGCTGGTTGAAGCGTTACTTGAACCCTGCATTCTGAAAGCAGCTTTAGATACCGTGGTAGAAAGGTTTGTTGCAGAAGAAGCGTAGGCTTGAGCACCGTCAACGTGCAAAGGAGCCGTAGGAGTTACGCCTACCCCCACGTTTAAATTTTCATCTATAACAATTGCTGGAGTAGTTCCAACAGCAGAACCCAACCCAATAACCAGATCATCCGCTGAATCATCAAGACCTATATAGTAATCTTGAGCATTGCCATCAAAAACAATCGATGTATCAACAGCCGCGCCATCGCCAATCGTTACTGTGTCATCAGTGATCGTAAGTATGTTGTTGGTTCCGACTGTCGAACCTTCTCCAATAACAAGTTTGTCGGCTGAATCGTCTAACCCAACGTAAAAATCTTTTGCGTTCCCATCAAATACAATCTTAGTATCTTCTGCTCCAGCATCACCTATCGTTAAAGTAGGTGTAGTGCCTTTTAAAGTCATAGAACTATTAGTCAGTGTTAGGACTTCAGTACCAGCTACATCCATTCTAATAGTATCTTCGTCCGCCGATTCTTCGACCTGGATCAGGGTATCGTTATCTGCATCAGAAACCTGAGCAGCGGTACTTATGTTCGTAGCCGTATTAAGAATCGCCTCTACAGCAACGCCAGTTGGAGGTGCAGTTGAGAATGTGATAACGGAGCCAGATACTGAGTAGTTACCCTTACTCTGATACACACCATCAAAATAAACTTGTACGTTGTTCTCATGTATAATTTGAGATCCCACATCAAGAGTGGTGTCACTGTTGTCACCCGTCATGGTGGCTTTAATTAAGTTAGATCCACCAACCGTGGTAGCCATATGGTAGGCTGTAATGACACGGCCATTTGCAGGTGCAGCACTTAAAGTTAACGTAGTCCCGCTAACACTGTAGGCATTATGAGCCTGAAAAACACCGTCGATAAATATCAACAAATTGTTTTCGTTGTCAGGTTGACGACTTAGGGTAAAGGTCGTGTCGGACCCGTCACCTGTAAAGATGTCGGTATCCATCATCGACCCTGAACCTAAACCATCGATTACATCTTGCAGTAACGCAGACGTTATTCTTAACTCAACAAGAATCCCGCTACTCCATGTAGCCGCTGATGTATTGTCCTGACCTCTTACGATTGTAAAAGTATTACTAGACCGTGCTGTAGCTTTAACTATCTCACGAGTAGTACCACCCGACTCTTGCAAAGTTAGATAGCAATAATCATTTGCCCCTGACAGAGATGGAAACGAGGAAGCGTCTGCCAATGTCATGGACGTTACAGACGAGTTAATACCACTCGCTAAAGTTGAGTTAGCATTGTTAGTAAATTTTACAGTCATCGAGCTTTCCTATTGTTTAGCTTTACCGATGTTTATCGCAATAGCTTCAATTACTGGATAAATATATTTAGCGATAAAAGCGTCATCCTTAGGTGTAGGTGTCGCAGCACAAATAGCTGATGCTACTGTAACTAATAATGTCGCTATATTTATTATAGTAAGGATATCCATTTGTTAACCTCCTATTAGCTAGCAGTTACTGTCCAAGTAATGGTCATTGAATCTGATGCGCCTTTGTTTACCACTGAAAAAACAGTTCGGCATAGCATGGTTCCACCACTAGAAGCATTTAAAATTGCAGCTTCAGTGATTGCACCTGTGCCAGTACCTGCAGCAAACGTATCAACATAAGTAACAACTGCGCCTGATACGTTAGTTGAGGTTAATGCGGTACGAGCTGCTTCATTCCCTAGTGCAGTGTCTCCAGCAGCGGCAGCCGTACTGCCGGTTCCGATTGCCATGTGTGACATTACATTGGCACTGGTCCCTGCCATCCTAGATGCTACAAAACCTTTACCTGCGGTAACGACAAGGTTATCTACTTCCCGAACGACTTCCCCGTTCAAGGCAATGGTCAAATGACCTTTCATTTCCATACCTGATTGTAGTATGTCCATATTTGCTTCCTCGATTAATTAAGTGTGTTTTCGTTAAGTGCTACAGCATTAATTGTTGTACCACCCCTCAGTGTAAAACTGAAACTTTCAGACATTGACACTGAATCTGCAATAACTCCTTTGTCGAAACCCACACCGGGTGTATCTACAAAAGAGAAACTGTCCGTTGCAGCTTTTTCGAAACCGATTACTTCGGAATCAGAAAAGCTAAAAACATTGGCCTTATTGCCATCGTAGTCTTTTACAAAAGCATCTACTGTTGCTGCGTCATCCATAGCAAACGCATCGGCAAAAGCCCTTGTAAAAGTTACGGTCCTGGAAAATACTTCGGTGACGGTAAACGATTCGGTCTTAGCTAGTTCTACTGCCTGAACCGCTGACTCTGCAATAGAGATCGTATCGCTTGCACCTTTATCAAAAGCCATGACAGACGATTCGGTCATATTCATGGTTTCGTTATTCGTATCGTTAACAACTTTATCAAAAGCTATTGCAGAAGCTTCTGATAAACTTGAAGCATCACTAAAGGCACGGATATAAGTTGTAACAATAGACGGTGATTCTGAAAGAGTTACCGTATCTGCCGCGCCTTTACTAATAGCAAAAGCTGCTGCTTCCGCAACAGAAAACGTATCAGCTGCGCCTTTACTAAATGAAATAACTGCGGCTTCTGTCATACTCTGAACATCGTCAAAGTACCTGTTAAGAGTAGACGCAAGTAACCTAACATCAACAGCTTTCAGCAGCCGAGCAGTCGCAACCCCCTGCATATCTCTAGCAGAGGATATAGCTTTTAGGTCCCTTGTCGTAATTATAGAGTCAGTCATTAGTCAAAGTCGTCTCGAACTTTAAACTTCACCAAGTCATTAACTGTTTGTTTACCACCGCCTGAAAAAGTAATTTCTATTTCACCTTCATAAGTCCCGGCAGAAGGAAAACAATCGGTTGTAAAAGCAGTGATACAAACGCCATTTGCCGCATCACTAATTGTCATGCTTAAAGTGTCAGTTATAGTAGTGCTACCCAGCTCACGTATACGCAATCTTACAGTGCCCCCTGTTACATTAATGGGTGCCCAAGTTGCGTCATTGTCAACATCTAGCGTTTGTCCAGAAGCAGCGGCGTTCTTATCTTTCAAAGTAACCGTAAGCTCTGGTAACGTATCGCCTACAACGTAGTTTAAAGTGTTAGAGTATGCCATAGTGCCCTCATTATATTCGTGCTATATGTATTAGTATACCCACAGTACAGCGCGGGTCTGACGTATGTCCACATGGACAAAGTCTTTTGCAACGCCTATTCCTTTAAAACCAAGTTCTAAGGCGTTTTCTACAATTAATCTGCGTTGTTCTCCGCCAACAACTTTAATGTCAGCGGCAATCCCTTGGGCATGAGTACCTGGGTTTTCTTTCTTAGCCTCAATACTATGCCGGGGAGATCTGTACCCAGACGTAACAATAAATGGGAAACCACACTCTTCCCTTAACTGATCGAGTCCTACAATAAACTCGGATAGTATTTCGTTCTCACCTGTTTCCTGACAGGCAAAATCTTCTACCTTAAAATACTTATACGTGTTCACTTATTTACACCTTTTGTTTTCTCAAATGAACGTAAACCACCAAGACCTAACATACCCATAAGCACTGTCATTAACGTAGACATATCAAACTCAGGTAACGCTGGGACTTCTGCCCCAAACATAGTAATAAAGAACAAAGCTACTGGTTGCCCAAGAAAATGCCAGAGTAGTGCAAGAGCACAAGTCCAGCCACAAAGTGGTCTCCAGCTTGACTGAAACCAATTCCCTTGAGCTTCCATCTTGTTTACTTCAATCTGAGCTAGCGCAATCTCTTGAGCGTGTCTATCACTCATGGTTGCGATCTCATGCGCCATCTTGTCTCTGGCGTTTTTGTCCGGGATTACCTTTTCAAGTAGTCCAGTTACAGGTCCAATTAAAGCAGTTAAAGCCATTTTGTCTATACTCCTTATAAGATAGCTGCAGCAGGAACGAGCCTATCAAACTCTCCGCGCCCGAAGACTGCTTCGACTGATTCAGCGGTTGGGCCTAATAAAGCGGCTAAACCTGCCGCAGGGCCGTTCCATTGCCCACTTCGATACGCCATAGAAACAATTGAAAGAGGCCCATATACACCTGTTTTATCGAGAGCCTCTCCAAGGTATGCGCCCCACTCCATATTATCGGTTCTAAAGTAATCTTTTTCGCTTTGCCCTAAAGTAGTAAAGAACGCCAAACCTGTCTTGGCATACTCACGTAACTCCATACCTACCATAGCAAGAGGTAATAGAGCCACTGCTGACAGTGCCAACATACCTGCTGCTCCGTACACACGTTGCCGCCCTTCAGTTTCAGCCATTCTTATTCCAATCTCTCTTCTTATACCTCCGATTATTTTTGTATAAAAAGCGTAGAAGTATGACTTTAACTGCCACACTAAAGCCCATCTAGGATCAGAAGCCCATACAGGTCGTTCTGCTGCGTTTGGTCTAAGTATGGAACTTTCGACAAATTTCTGTATTGCAAACTTAACTGCTTTACCTTCTTGGCTTTCAAATGTGCGTCCACCTTCATCCCATGCTTTTATCTGGGCTGGTGTAACCCCTAAAGAATCCAAGTAACGGGCTGACCTTGAGTTAGGTAAATCAGCATGATGAAGTAAAAACTGCACTGACATGCCAGTAGCAAAACTACGACTAAAGTTTGTAAAGAACTCTAGCCCTGTATATTTAAAATATTTATCAGTCCAAGCACGAGATGCTTCGTCCATGTGTTCACGTTCTGTAACACTCATCCAAGCATTAGATATAGCCCCGTCTTGTACAAGCCCTATTTCTTCTGCCATTTTTCGAGCTTCTTCTTGGGAAAGACCTTGCTTTAATTGTCTAAAGGCCATCTCAAAACCATTAAATTCTTTAGAGAATATAATCGGGCCAGCTAATTCGGGAAGTGAACCGATAGCTGCAAACGGTAGTAGTAATGTGTACTGAGCCGCCAGTAATCTACTTTGCCACTTGCGACGTTTCTCTGACATAGGTTCATAACCGTACCCTAAATAACCATTAATAATTTCTTGAGCGTACGCTCTATCTTTCGCATCAAGTTGGTCTAAAAGAGGTTGTAAACGATCAGTACCTGTAGCACTTTTTGTTGAGCTATTCCACTCAACACGTTTTACTAACTGTTTTTTGTACATCATAAAGGCTTCAACAGGTGGAAGCGCAAAGCCCTTTTGTATTAACTCTTCTCTGGATACAAGAGCTGTTAAACGTCGTTTCTCTTCTCTTACACTTGCGGGGTCTACTTCGTCTATATTTAACTCAGAGTTCTCAACTACATCTTGATACTTAACAATTCTTGCAAGTGATTTTCTAATTGCGTTTAATGCTTTTATTCTGTCCTCAGAACTAGCAAACGGTTTTCTTTGCTCTTCTGCCCTAAGAAGAAGTTGTGCAAATGCTTCTCCGTTGTGGGCTATTTCCTGCAGATTTAGAACAACAGGAAAATAATTCTGTTGGAAATCAATCCTCCCTTTTTGATTTCGTCCAAATCCTTTTTGTGAAGGTTGGATATAATTCTTATGGAGATCTTCTAAGAAAACCCGAATCTTAACGGCTAACTCGTTTTCAAGTTGAGTGGTAGGTGTTTCACTACTGGCAGCTTCCATTGCAGTTATAACTTCTGGTGAATCTAAAGCTCCTATCTCCCTTCTAAATCGCTCTTCAATTTCACGATTCTGTACGTCAGCTTCTTGCAACATGCCCATTCTACTACCACCTGTACGAGCACCCGCTTCACGGTAGAACATATCTGCAATAAGTTCCCCTACACGTGTTGTTGTTTCTTTGCCTTTAGCATCTTTAATAAAATCTCCAATCATTCGAAGGTTTTTATTAGCAGTAAAGAACACATTGCGTAAGGGCTGCATCCCTCTAACCTTATTGTTTATTGCAAGTTTTGCTTGTTCAAATAGGTTCTTAGAAAAACTTACTGCCCCTGGAGTATTTTCAGTTTCTTCGCGTATAGCTTTAACTAAAGCTTTTTCTTCCCACGTTGCTATAGAAGCTGGATCTGCAACTAGTGTTGCGTTATTAGTACGATTAGCTTCTACAACCTGTTCTATAAATGTCTCAACAGAAACTTCAACTGGGCCTTTAAACCTTCGTTGCAAGAAGGGCACTAATGCTTTAAACATAGCTCTAAGTTTAGCTGCAATCTTTTTAAACGTGCTTTCTACAACATTTTTAGGCTTTGACTTTATAAACTCTTGGCTACCCCATTTAGCTACTTGATCCGCAAACCATTCTTCAAAAGCAAGTTCACCTCTGTAGCCTTCTATAGACTTATCCCGGTTTTTAAAAGCACGGATTATTTTTCTATAGATAGGTTTATTTAACAGCTCAGATTGTTGTTCGTTTAGAAAAAGATGACCTATTTCATGAGCAAGTACTAAAGCCGTACCAAGCTCATTACCAGTATTTACATCGTCTACAAGAATAAAATGAGAATTTTTATAAGTAACAGCTCGGCCTAAATCACTTCCTTGGCTTGCCGCCATTTCATCTTTTAGCTCGATCATTTTATCGGCTACTCTAGCATCACGAAACCTTTGTCTAATTTGATCTGGTGATAAAGCATCTAATTGCGAAGCAAAGATAACACCCGTGGGCTTTCTTATACTTAAAGTTCCAATCATCCTTTTTACAACGTCTACAGTATTTACATTCGCATTAGTAGACTCGGGTTCCCCAAATATAAAAGACAACGAAGTCTTTGCCCTTTCCCCTTCTATTACTGTTGGTACTTCTGTGTCGTAGTAGGCGTAAGGAACGTCAGGAGATTCGTCAAGAAGCCTACTACCACTACCCTCTGGTTCTCCCTTTTCATCTAATCCAGGGACCCCTGCTACTTCACGTTCATAAAGTCCTTCCTGAATCCCTAGCTCTTTTTCAAGTTCTGCCTCGAAATCTTCTTCGAGTATTTCACGTCCTAGCCTTACCTCTGCACGGTCTTGTAGATAAGACCTGTTTGCATCAGTAACTGTAGCAAAAGAAGTAGGTCTTTTTACTGTGCCTAAATCTTCTTCGCGCGACATCTTTAAGTTTTTACTTATAATTTTTCTTAAAGGAATCTTCCTCGCTTTACCTTTATCATCTTTAAGATAAGGGTCACTCTTTGAAGAAGCAGCTGTTTTAAGTATTGGGTTTAAATACCGAGGGGCTACAGGTCTTGTTTTGTTTGCGTCCTTCCGAAGAATTCTACTCGTTGGGTCGTTAGGATCTACGTCCGAGTTACTTACAAACCATCTACTAATTCTTTGCTGATGAGCAGCTAACTCTCTTAAAATCGTACTTTTAAAGGTAGTTTGTTCGCCTACTGCTTTACCATCTAAAGTAAACAACTCTAGTTGAGATCTATTAGGTTGCGCCCCTCTACGGGTTCTTGTTTGTTGTTCTAAATCGGTAGCCATACTGTCTTCATCAACAATATGTTTTGCAGTAAAAGTTGTTTGTTTAGTTATAGATACTGGTTTGATTATTTTTTTACCGGCTCTATCTCTGCCCTCAAGATCAAAAGAAATGTCATAGCCATTAACTATTAACTCGTTAAACATCTCCATTAAAGCCTGCCCATCTGAAGCGGCAACAAAATCTTGCTGGAGTCTTGTTTCCAACAGCCGTTTACCTGCAGAAATAATATCTACTAAGTTTACTTTTGCTATGTTGCCATCGGGGTCAGTAATACTTACGCCGCTCTCTGCTGCAAACTTACTACTTTTTGCTGCATTTACTTCAGCCAACAAAAATTCGTCTAGGGTTAACAGCTGTTCAGGTTTTTTTCTTGGTTTATGCCTAAACAATTCAGCATCAGATGAAAGGACTGTTATAAGGTATCTGCCAGGGTTAAGAGGTCCGGGTGGATCTATCTCAACTTCTTTACCTGCTCGTCTTTGATTAACTAATTGTTTAAGCATTGCAGGAGTCATACGCTGCCAAAACCCGCCGTCCTCCCAGTTTGGCGAAAACCTGCCCTCAAACTCTTCCATAAAAGCAGCTCGTGCTGCTGGCATATCACGGGGGTAAAGTTTAATTTGACCTACCCCTTCTTCTGTCCCAGTAGAAAGATTGTCCAAATTAGGTGGTCTGCCTACTGTAACTTCGTTAGCTTCCCTAGCCTCTAAAAATTGGAGCTGCTCTTCAGTGTAACCAAGCCCCTCATCGGCGGCATCAAATGCCGCATCCGCAGGGTTTTCGCTACCAAATAGCTGTTCATATTCGCGTTGTAGCGCCTCAACATCTTCATTAAATGGCTCAGGTTCAAACTTTGGTTTTACTAACGGGGCTTGCTCGAAAGACATTTCAAACACTACTCGTAAGTTTTGCTCTTCCATGCCAGAAGTCGGATCAGCTACTTCCTGTTCTACTCCTTCTACATCTTCTGAAAACTGCCCTGCTTCTTGTTCTGCTTCAAGATCCTGCATAGTTAAACGATCTTCAATCCCCCGCCCAAGAGATCGTTCAAGCTCTTCTTTCATATCAAATATTGTTTTAAGGATAAGGTTCTTACCCTCAACATCAGTTGCTTGATACCTTTTGTTATAAGCTTTTGCTACAGCTGCTACATCAGAATCCCCTTTAGCTAAAGCATTAAGGCGAGTCCCAAACTCTTCTCGTACTTCCGATAATCTTGCTTGCGCTCTAAGCTCTGGCCCTGCTTGTAAAGGTGCTTCTGGTGTAGGCTCAGGGCGACGACGCTGCGCTTCAATTTCCTCTACAGAACTAACTCTTTCTTGGTCCTGCATGTCTACTCTTCTAAAAGTAAGACCCGTAGTTAGATCTGTAAAAAACCCACTTGCTAGTAATCTAGGAGATTGTCTTACTTGCCTGTTGCCCTCTAAAACTTCTTGGCGTGGAGTTAAAACTTCAATCAATTCAACAACGTCATTTACTCTTTCACGAATTGTTCGTTGTCTCATAGGTGATTCTTTTGGTTCACCTTTCTTTTCTTGTAGTTCCCTTAAACCAGCATCGATTTTATCTAACGCGTCAGAAAGAGGAGTTTCTATCTCCGCTACTAAAGCCTCAGTATCACTAAGTAAAGCCTCATTTACCTGACCTGTTTGTGCTTGATCTCTAAGAGTATTTTTATTTTGTTCTAGCTGAGCTGCTTTATCCGCTTCAATATTATCTCTTCTTCTTTGAACTGCGTCTTGCACAGTTTCAGTTGCATCAAGTTGAGCGTCGGTTACATCAGGCCCCGCCTGTCGAGTACCTTCCTCTAGCATTGCCAAGTTTTCAAGAACCTCCGGGGGAACTTCTGTTCGGTACTTTTCCGCTCGCTCTGAAAGAGCCTGTTCTGGTGAGACAGTTCGTGTAGAACCTTCTTCTGTTCGCTGAGCTTCTGCAGCTACTTTTGCCCCTGCCTCCCCATCAGCATTAGTTACTTCACTAAAAACCTCATTACCCTTACCATCAAAAGCTTGGACAACTCTATCTGCATCAGGCGGTTTAGTCCCGCTCATGCCTAACGCTGCCTGTAATACATCTTCAGATGCGTTACCCGCTACAACTTCTTCTACAATGTCTACAAAGGGGGAAACAATTGTTCCTTTCCCAGGGACAAATGCAACCCACGCTTCTCTATTACCCGAAGGAGATGAAAGTATTACCTTTCTTGGGGTTTCTGTAGCTTTAAACATCGCCTCTTGGCCAGCCACCCACACTGCTTTTCGCGGGTGACGATCTTTGAACATTAAGTCAAGCTGTGCATTTACGGCGCTAGGAGGTTCTGGATCAGGAAAACCTTGTTTTTTACCACGCAAAAACTGATTGTTTATAATTTGTTCAGTAATTGCCTCTTTACCTTGGTTTAAATAATCTCGAGCTTTTGCACTAACATTATCTGGGATGTTCCTAATTTCACGTACGCTACCTGCAGCCGTAGAACCTGCCGCGCCAAAAGCGCCGCCGCCAAAGAATGCTGCAAAAGCCGATTCTGCTAATCGCAGTTTTGCATCTTGTGCAGTAAAAGTGTCATCCATTTCAGCGCGGTTTAAAACTGCTAGCCCTTCTTGCGCTGTTTCTGCGATTGCTTCTGTAGTACCCGCTTTTAAAAAGCCACTAGTTAAGTCTTCAGATAGCCGTCCGTATACAGTTTCTTTTCTGCCTCCTGCTAATTTACCAGCTCGTTTCGCCATCTGCCGCACCATTAAGGCTTCACCCCCAACGCCTATTGCAGCTTGGGGTATGCCTAAAGCCGCTGCCCTAAAAGCAACTACAGGGTCATTAGGGTCTTCACCTGACTCTAGTGCTTCAGCAAAATTAGAACCAGAAAGAGGTGCAAACTCGGATATACCTGCTCCACCGTACGCGCCATAACGAGCACGTTTGGCTAAGTTAAACGCGCCTTCCGCAATATCTTTTTCTTCGGGGGTAGCTATACCTTTCGCGGTATTTTCTAACGAATCTTTTATTATCTTTTTTGCAGCGTACTTTGTACCTTCAGTACCTAACTTTACGCCTACACCTGCAAGCGCACCTGCACCCGCGCCTGCTATAGAAGTTATTGCAAAAGGTACAAGCTGGCCTGTACCTTTAAAAATCTGCGTCATAAACCCATCAAAAGTGGGTTCATCCCAAAATTCATCAAAACGCTGTAAAGAACCAAGAGTATCAGCAGCAGCCGTTTCATCAGCACGAGCCGCTTGTATACGTTTTGCTACACCCTCTTCGTCCCCTATAAGACTATTACCTAGCGCGGCAAAATAATTTAAATCCGCGCCTAACCCTTCTGCACCTGCCACCATCCCTCTGCGGAATGTTTCAGGTAAAGAAGGATCATAGTCATCTAAAGGTGTCGGTGCTGCGCTTCGAGAACCGTATAGATAATCATAAACCGGGTCATCAAAAGGTTCAGCCACAGCCTGTCCTTATGCCCCTTCTCGTCGCGCATTTGTTTCAGCTATATTTTTAATTAGTCCAGCAACTTCTGGGCTAACCTTTAGAAGCTCTTTATAACTAACGCCTTCTCCTGCGCGTTCAGCTTCGCCATCTTCTCTAAGTTTTCGGTAATAGATTGTATCGCCCGATATTTGAATCCTTGATAAATCAGGTGAAATGTTGCCATCAACACCACTTCTAAATAGAGATATAAAACTGTCTACTATGCCGCCGCTTTCACCCCTTTCTGCTAACTGTTGCAGAATTACATGCATAATAGAATTAGCCCCATTTGCATATAACTGCCGTGCCGCAGGCGTTCCTCCAGCCCCCACAGCTCTAGCCCACAAACGGGGTAACTCTTGGTTAGCAAGCTGTTTTACAGCTGCCCAATCACCAGTTAATTCACCAGTATTAGTATCAAAGTTGTTGTCATAAATTCTCTTATACACACCGTCTACATATACACCAGCATCATCTGCTTGTTCATCCATATACCTAGAAAGAGATAGTTTATATTGATTTACATTAGTAAGGGCGTTCATACGAGCTGTAGCTGCTTTATAATCTTCTGCTTCTGCTTCAGTTCTACCTGTAGTAATAAAACTTATAAAGTTTTTCCTGGTCGCTTCACGAACTGCTCCGGGTTGTGCCCTTGCAGTAACCATTGCATAAAGCATAGCCTGCCTAAACACATCAAGGTTACGGACATCTTGGATAGTCTTAACCCCTTGCTTCTGTAGATCTTCGGCTATTGCACGTTGCTCGTTTTCGGTAACTTCAACACCTGCATCAACTTTTTTATCGATCTCTCCCGGTGAAGCTAACTTACCTTCTTCATCCTTAACTATAGGTTCTATTGTGTCTTTCACCACTTGTTCTGCTTCAGGCTCAAAAGGTTCAGGCATTGCAAACGTTGCTTCTTCAAAACCTAGCCACTGTGGACCTGTACTAGGCTCCTGTTCTTTTTTCAACCTTTCTATTTCAGCACGTTTTTTTCTTGCTGCCTCTACGTTAGCTCTCCTAGAACCTGTTTTACGATTCTCAATAGAAGCTAGTTCATCCTCTAATTTAGCAATTTGAGCAGAGTTATCTTTGCCGGGGGTTCTTTTATAATTCGGGTTGTCATACCTACCAGTTTCCAAATACTGCTCTAAGGCTTCTTTAGGCATTTCAACACCGTGTGTCCTACGGTAGTGATCCAAAGCCCCCTGTATCTTTCTATCTTCGTCAGTAAGTTGTTCTTCAATCGGTTTGCCAAAAGCATCCGTACCGGGCATTCTCTTCGGGTTGTCATACCTACCAGTTTTTATAGCTTGTTCTACTAAATTAGCTGGCATCTCATAACCAAATTTCTGGCGGAAGTCATCTTTTAATATTTTCAGTCGCGCAGGATCTTCGTTCTTTTCTGCCTCTGAAGGTACATAACTTTCTTTTTTACCTGCCTCATCAAACTCCTGTGAGTCAAGGCTTGAAGAATCTACGCCTACATCGTCGGCTATAGTCTTTGTGATCTCTACTTCCTCAGACGGGTTTTTTGCAGACGCTATAACTGCAGACAGTTCTCTTTGGACTTCTTGATTAGGCGCTGATTTAAGAATGTTACGTTGAACTCGAGCTAATTCTACGGATAACCTAAAGTCATCACGATCATATACTTTTTGCGATTGCAACACCCCGCCTTCGCCACGGAAAGCTAACCTAAGTTGCCCAAAAAGATCGTCTGTAGTAAAAGGTCTAGCTCGAGAAGCATCATCACTAGCCCCATCAGGAGTTATAACTCCAACAGCACCTTCCGTACCCGCCTCTTTATCGTCAGCATATTTACCACCGACAACAAATATTGATTTACCAGACGGATCAGTACCTCGATCTAACCGATTAATATTAAAATTTTCTGGGACGTAATCTAGCTTACCGTATTGGGCTATACGTGTGGCGTACTGTGCAGCTACTTTGTTCCCGGCATCTAAATCATCTTTGAATTTTTGAGATAGCTCCACGATGCCTTTATCAGAAATAGATATATATTCCTCACCTCTCATATTTCTATAGAGGTCATCTATTTCTTTCTGATTAGCGTCTGCAGCAGTTTTAGCTTGCCTTTCCCGCGCCTCTTGTTGTCGAAGCTCTAAATCTGCTGACGCAATTCGACGCGACGTTTGGGCATCATAATATCGATTTGTCCCCACGCCCCCTTGAAGTACGCCTTTAATAAAGTCTGTAGCCATACGAGTTACCTATACAAACGCGATTAGTGCTGCTGCACCCAACGTTCCGAGTAATGAATATGTTTGAGCTTTAGATTGAGCTTTAGCTTGGTCGTAAGCCTGTTTACGTGCAGAAGCATCTGCTGCCGCACTACCTAATTGAGCCTGTGAAGACCTATTTAGATCCTGTCCAATATTAATAAGATCAGATAATAGGGCTTGGTTTGCTTCACGCTGCGCTATCCTAGCATCACTTAAAGCTTGTATAGAACCTAACGTAGTCGAGCGCTGTAACCCTCTTTGCTGTTCGCGTTGTTGAGCAGGGGTTAACTGACCGCCATAACGACTTAAATTTCTTTGGGCATAATCCCCCGCAAGACGGCTTGCTATAGCAGAGTCTTCTCTTGCTGCGTCTATTAAAGAAGTATCAGTTTGTGACTTTTGTATCTGATCTAATTCAAAGTCACGATAGTCCCTAACATAATCCTGATACTCTCTACGGGTTAAATCCGCAAATGTTTTCTGGGGGTCAGAAACAACAGGTAGCCCATCAATAGTCTGATCTGCTTCGTAGTACCCTTCAAGTCCGTCCGCTGTACCTAAACGCGAACGTCTTCTTTGCATTGCCATTGGATTTGCCATAATTAACCAACTGCTCCCATTGCGTCAAAGAATTTACCAATGCCTTCATTCCCAGTTTCTTCTCCGTATTTCATTATGCCAGCGCCTGCTATCTTTCCTAAGGCTTGAGTTCTAGCCGATCTAACTTGTTGTTTACCTCGCGCTCTTGCTAACGCATCACTAGTAGCCAGCCTCGACGCTTTTGCCATACCAGATGCAGCATCTGCAGCTTGGCCTCTAGCAACGCCTAATACATTTGTAGCAGCTGTGTTCTGTATATTTTTAGCAGCTTTATCAGCCACCCCTAACTGCCCTGCAAGAGCTTGAGAAATATCGCCTGCCCCTTCCACATCTTGTGTAGCCATATAAGTAGGTTGCGACGTTAAAGCCTGCATAGTATCTGCACTCGCCCGACCACGAAGAGCTAATCGATTGTCATCAGACTGACTTTGATCCCGCATCTGTTTAAGTAAAGGCGCGTAATTTGATTTAAAGAAATCATAGTTTGCTTTAGCAACAGAAGCAGAAACTTTTTCTTCTTCACTTGCTTCATAGTCTTGTTGTTTAGGTCTTCCCATTTCTATACCTCGAGTCTGTACACAACAGTATCTAGTTCCCAACCTGCGCCTAACAAAATAGGCTTAATCGCTTCATGAGAGGTCTGTACTTCTAAAGCCTCCATGCCTAACTCTTTCGCTAACGATTGGAAAAACGGATAATATTTCAACATGTTCCTATCGCCTCTTTTATAGGCACACGCTATCCAGATAAAGAAAGTCTTTTGGTTAGTAAATCGATTAACTTCTGTAGTCGAAATAACAAACCCTTCAGGAGCTTTCCAATAAATGGCTTTTTCCGCAACCACTTCCGCATAGACATCTTCCACTCGGAAAGATAAGTTCGGGCAGTCGTCCAGAAGAGACTGAATATGAGGACGAACCCTATCCCAATCTTCACGAATGCTACCAATAACCGGCTCAAAAACTTTCTCATCGTTTTGAATATTTGGTACGTGTAAGCCTATAACTTGGCCCTGTTCCACTGTATCTCACCTTTCTAGCTACTCTTGATGCTGTTTGTCGTCCGCGCTTTTCGGCGGCATTTAACCCTTCAGCAAACAACGCTGCATAAACTTGTGCCCCTGCATAGTCTGTCCACTCTCTGCCTGGAAGTCTTAACAACCTGAAGATAGTGCCATTAATTATAGTGTCCCTATAATCGTTCATTATGTCAGTGTCACACGAACTGGACGTATGAGTAGGTTTTAACGCTACCCGTAACAGCAACCCGTTTACCTTTGTTTCATTAGGTACAGGCGCTACATAAAAAAGAGAAGGCGACTGCTTAACGAAGTACTCTGGTCGTCCTTCATAACCAGACTGCCTCCATTTAGGCTTACGCTGCTCTAGCAACGCATTTGTTATCGCCTCTAAATCTTCCCCATCATAAGTCATCCATATAATTTTATGGACTGTTGTACCGCTAGGGGGTTCTAAATCATACTCAAATATATTCTTTACTGTAGAAACAGGGTCCAGCTCTTGCTGATAAACTTCCGTTTTCTCGCACAGTTCAATAACAGCCGCACGAATATTCTGTTCAATAAGAGTATCAGTACAGCCCGGTACTACTGGAATAATTTCAGAAAGTAAGGACTCGTAGGAGGCCACTAGTTAACTACCCTAATTGAGCTTGTTGAGAGGGTAAAGTGACATTGCCAGATACATTAGCATTTGGTGTAGTAATCGCATCTATTTGACCTTTACCCGTAACAGAATTAATAAAAAGGTTATAATGTAAACCTGCCCTTGTAGCATTACCTGCATACTCTGCATCTTTTGTATACGCTCGGAACAGAACATAATCTGCAACTGCGTTTGCAAAAATATCAGGTATGTCCAAGTTACCGTTCTGTGCAACAGTAGAAGGGTTTGCTGAGTAAACTATCTCGGCGTATGCATTACCTGCGACTCCCGGATACACATAAAAAACGCGAGGGTTTTGCTCATCGTAAACGTAATGTTTAACAACAGTAGTATGTGCTGCATCCGTACCAGCTGACGCAGAAGCGTTATGCCAGTTAGGAGTTTGAGCATCTAGTACCTCACCAGAAACTAATCTAATTGCCCTGCCACCTGTAGCACCGCCAGAAGTATCAGACATATTTCTAACCAATGCTAAGAGTCGGTTACCTGCAGCTGGTATAGTCTGTCGAGTACCTGTTACTAACTGTACATTAGCAGTTGTAGCACTTGCGTCGGGCTTTAATAATGCTATTTCTCTCTGAGCGTCGTTTACGAATAGAACCAGCTCCCCGACAACAGGCCACCGTATACCAGTAGTATCCTGTAGTGTTACCTGTACACGATCTATAACGCTTTGTACGGTTACAGTCATATCAAACCTCTATCTGTTTAAGGCTTCTTGCCAAGCAGCTTCGCGCTCTTCGGGAGGAATCGTATCCCCCATCTTTTTGTTTATAACAGCGGCTTTTACGCCCCCGTCAGCTTTGAAATCATCGGGGTTGCCTTCGTTTATAATTTCTATAAACGCTTCAACCAGCCCCTCACGTAACGTAGGTGCTTTAGGTTCTTCTTCAACTGGTTCTTCTTCCAGTTCAATCTCAACTTCGTCTTCAACAGGTTGATCTTCCTCAGGGGAAGGCATACCAGACAAAGCTCTAGCGCCCATCTGCACAGCGACTAAGCCAATCTCATCTGAGACTTCTCGCTCTTGCCCAGGCTGCAATAAGATAACCGCGCCACTTAACATGGCAATTCTAACTTCCGTGTCAGAAACAATTCTCATGATTAATAATCCTTCTTTATCATTTTTTTAGCAGCCGCTCGTGTTGGATAAGGTGAAGCAGGTCTCTTGGGGGTACCCTTCGCCTTCTTACCCTTACCATTACCATTACCGTTTTTGTTTCCCGGCATCTATCTCTCCTTACTTAAAATCTTTAGCGGTTGGGCGTCTACCCTTCCTGTCCATAAAATTAAGGTATTTACGAAGACCTTTTGGACCAGTAGTTAAACCAGCTTTTATTAGCTGTTCCCGTGTCACATTAGCCAAAGTTCTTTTACCTGTATTAGGATTTGTCGTAGAAACATTCCTGCTCCCCTTACCAGTTACTCTTGGTCTTTTAGGAACGGATGTTTTTGCTGGCTTACCGTTACGGGGCTTAGTAACTTTTTTATCTCCGCGCAGTTCACTTGGAGAAGTTTTAGTTACCTTAGGTTTAGTCGTAGGGGACGTAGGTCTATTTTTAGGAGTACTGTCAACCTTAGTATACCTAGACGCTGTAGGTCTCACCCTTACATTTGCGTTTGCTGCTGCCCGTCGAGCTGCAGGGCTGTTGCCCCCTCTCCTACGTTCAGCTGTTGTTTGTGTTTTGATCTTACGATCTTTTCTTCTCGACTTCCTAGTATAAGACATTGTGGATACCTCGTATGAAAGCCCCCTCCGAAGAGGGGGCATTAACTCTACGCTATAAAGGCGTACAAAGTGATGGTACCGCTAGTAGCTCCAGTTCCTGGGGCTGTCTGAACAAGTACATCGATTGTGTCGTCAGCAGTAAAAGCAACGGGAGCGGTTGCAGTTGAACCGTGTGTTGCGTTACCAATTGCAAACGAGCTTGCAGTTCCGCCTGCTTGACCGATAGTTGAACCATCGATGAAAGCTGCGGTTGCACCGCCATAACCAACGTCAAGTACAATGGCGGGGGATCCGTTGGTGTCTAGGTCAGTAGTAGTAAGTACTATACCAACAACAGTTTCACCTGCGAAAACATCGACCATTTGTACGACATCGGAGCCTGCTAAAGCTGCAGTTAAAGAATAAGTAGCCTGTCTTACACCCACGTTTCCTTGCGGATAGGGTTTAAACGAGCTATTACCCGATACTGCGCCAGAAGTTAAAGTAGCCATTTTCTATATTCTCCTTGCCTTACTGAGCTGTATCAAGAGCGATTACACCGAAGTCTTGAACGCTACCATTGTAGTCGCTGTTGTACTTAGGCTTACGCAATCCAAAGATCTTACCAATAGAGATACCAGCCTGATTCTGATAGTCGAAAGTATCTTCAACAATCTCAGGGTTACCGATATCGGCCATTGCAAGAGCTTGAGCGCCACAGAATAGAGCACGTGCGCCGTCAACGTCAGCGTTTGCACCCCACTTGTATCCAGCCGCGCCAGCGTTAGAAGAAGTACCAGAGGTAGCACCTTCTGTGCTGAATACGTGACGGAACTCGTGAACCATAACGCCGTCAACCATCAAGCTGCTTGTTCCGGAGAACAATTGGTTGTTTGGTCCTCGTGCAGACGCTTGACGTACGTTGGTCAAGAAGTCTGAATCGAGCTTCAGATCAGCCATTTGCTGAGGAGTTACGAACATGTGGAACACTTCTTCGTTACCAGCACCACGCAAACCACGGATGTAGTTATCTTTAGCGTAGGCTTTCAGGTTAACGATGTCACGATAAGCAATCTTATCAGTGGCTGCTATTGCAGTAGTGTCACCCGCTTCAAGAGTTGAAGTACCACCAGACACATCTATTCGTCGGTGACGAGCTGCAGTCGGAGCAGATACGTCAGAAGCAAACTCAAGGTCAGCTAACTCATGCCCACTAGTACTTGAGGTATTTCTCAAAGCACCATTGGTCTTATGAGTATAAGCAATACCAGAAAGAGTCAAGAACGCTAGCTGGTCCATACGGTCAGCCATTGCATAAGCAAGTGCGTCACGAGAGTTCTCTCTGAAGTTTACGACTGATTTCTGGTCTGCCAACCGGCCAGAGATTCTGTTAGCGAATCTTAGCTGGTCAAGCTCGATAGTAATGTCGTACGCTCTTAGCGCTTCTTCATTACCTTCCAGAGTGTTGTCACCAGTGATACCGTCTCCAGTCATGTCCGCTAATAGCGTGATAACTGCTTTAGTACCCTTTTCATTTTTAGTCAGTTCAGTAATGCGCTGAACCATCGCGTTCTGGCCAGTTCCTGCGAACTGGTTGATGAATGACATGTTACGAGCAACCTGCCAAAAGTCTCTGCTCCAAGCCGTCAATTGATTCGAAGTCAGAGACGCAAAGTTAGTAAGAGCCATTTAAGGCCTCCTTATGCGTTTGTTTTTAATACACACTGGCAAGCCAGTGCCACAAAAAGCCGACTTTTGGAGCGGCTAATCCGTTACCCGTATCGTAGGGCGACGTATTAGCGGTTTTTAACGAGGTTCGACCTCGGAAGGTTTAACGCCTTTACAGGCGATATACGGTTTTAACGTGTACGGCACGGACTAATATCGTATAGTCGTACGAAGGTTAGATAGTACTTATATAAAATTAAATAAACAAGCCTATTTATCTTCTATATCTTTGCCCGGAGTGGGCCTCCAACCCAGTGGCTGAACATGTCTAATAGTAAAACCCTCTTCAGCCAAAGAAATAATTCGTAGTCTGCGGTATATATCAGGTAGTCGAGACCAGTCCCTAACCTCCCACTCCTGTCTTCCGCATCCTTTACATCGATCATCGCCAAACTGTCGCGTTGTACACCACCCTATGCAGGGGGCATCTAACATAGATTTAACGTCACCGTCTAAAGTTAAAGCCATTTAAGTACTACCACTTAACTTTATGAGACCAGTAACGAGCGCTTAACTTAGAAGGCTTTGCATCCTGCGCGTTATGCCTAGCGTAATATGACTTCTTACGGGCTTTGTCCTTCGCGCTCTTCGGGTTTTTACCTGCACCCCTAACTCCCTGCTGCCCAAAACGAATTAGCTTCATTTCGTGTCCTACAGCCGCTAACACCATGTGTGACTTTGTAGGATGATTGGGCGTTCTTTTAGGTTTATTTACGCCTTTTAACCCATGTTTTTTAAGTAAAGCTGCTCTTCTATTCTCATGTGCCATATTAAAGCCCCTTGCCAAATAATTTGATAACTAAAGTAACTGTTACCACCGCAACTGCAATAGCCAAAACGAGCAGTATGCCATATTGACTAATGTCTTTAAGCATTTGCTTTCTGCGCTTTTGCTTTTCGATAGCTTCTTTAACGCTTTGTTTGTGCCTCTGCTTCTGAGCCTCCAGCTCCTCAAAGTACGCATCAATTACACGCGCCGCATCCGAGTTCATATTGCTGAGTAATCGCAAATTCTCATGGTACCTGTCGAGTCGCGCTTTTTGGGCAGCGAGTCTCATGGCCGACTCCCCATCAAGGGGAGAGGTTAGTGAGTTGCGCCTTTCTATTTCGTACTTATCAATGCCAGAAGAGATCGCTCCGAGCTGACCCAACAACGTCTGGACGTTTTTAGTGCCCTCTTCGACCTGTTGGAAAAGACCATTAATAGCTGAAACAGCCGACGTTATGGCCACAATGCTTTCAAATATCATAATAAACCTCTAGGGTTTACGTGACATATAAGCCGTTGCGCCGAAATACAAACCTATAATACTGGCCTGGCTCAAAAACAAGATGTCACTCAGTGAGGAAAGGGTATCCAGCCTAGCCTCTGGTACAAAAGGCATAAGAGGAAGTAAAGAGTATGCGACCATAGAAGACATCGCCACCCAAGCAATCCGTCGCTGACTGTCCTGTTTCTCTTCCCTGAGATCTAATTCAATCATTTGAGTAGCCCGTTCAAGCTCCTCATCGCTAACTGTGCCATCGTTATCGATGTCATACTTAGCCCAAATTGAATCATGTTGTAATTTTTTAGCCATTCTATTTTAATTTCTGTTGTCTATAAAATTCTATATATTCTTGCCATCTTGCAAATCGTTTTTCTTCATGAATATAAAATAAAGCGTTATATACACTCATATTATCAATCCCAAAATTTCTGATTAGCTGCAGCCATAACGGGTTTACAGTACGCTGTTATGTTCTGCTGCTTAACTCCGCCCCTACAAAGCGCATCTCTGCAATTGTGTTCGATCCAATATGCAAATTGTTGACAGCGATGGATGTCTTTAAACACCATTTGCTGAGCGCCGTCAACAACATTGCCTTCTATTACCGTTATCAGCATAAAAGCTAGGATCGTACCCTTCATACATTACAGGATGTCGCCCCTAAGACGCTTTAAGGTGTCTGGGGGAAGGGCATTAAACTCTTCTTCAGACATAGTACTTATGTCTAAAGCCTTTTCACCCCGATCAGCAGAACTTTCTCCCGGTAATTCAGGGGGTTGAGACTCCGCTGCCTTGAGTTTCTTAGTAACTTCAGCGCGTTTCTTAGCCACTTCATCCTGTGCAGCTGGAGCTTTCTTAGAAGCCAACGTAGAAGTTTCTTCTGCCGTTGCCCCAACCAAATCATTACTCTTAATAACAAAATTTGCTGCTTTACTAAGGGCATCAACCGCTCCATACCCCTGTGTAATAAACGCATCACGCAAATCAATCACTTCTTGGGTGTAATCAGCGTTGTATTCCGCAGCATTTTGGTCAAATACAGGGAAACTTGCCTCTAACTCACTAGCAGCAGTCTGTAAAGCTGTAGCTTGCTGGCTTTGAGTTACGGTTTGCGTCATTTCTTGCCGCATTTCGTAGGCAATCTGGGCTTTTTCCGCTGTTCGCATCTCTTGGCGTAGCGCGGCGGCCTTATCTGCCTCTCCATCTAGCAATAAAGTCTGGTATTCCACCTCTTTAGCTGCAAAATCGTACTCTTCAGGCGCATCTTCAGCAACTTCCTGCGCTGCTTTCATGTCATCCAGCTGTTTTTGTAGGGCTTTTTGCTTAGCAAGCACTTCATCTAGCCGTGATTTAGGTACCATCGGCTTTTTTTCGGGTTCTTTTGTAGGTTCTTCTACTTCGGCGGCGTCTTCTGACTGTTCTCCGTCGTCAGACTGCTCTTCAGTTTCCGAATCTGCCTCTTCTTCTTGAAGTTCTCCCTCGCTTTGATCCTCGCTATCCGACTCGTCGGGGGCATCTTCAACTTCCTCCTCTGCTTCAGCTTCGGTTTCTACTTCTGCTTCAGTTTCTTCTTCCGCTTCCTCTTCACCAAGCCCAAAGTTTAAATCTAAAGGCGCTTCTGCTGCTTCTGCAGGATCCGCACCGGGCATTGCTTCGAAGGTTGCTTCCGTATTTTCAGTAGCTTCAGACATATTTCAACTTCCTATTGTGATAAGGGACTTTTAGCAGCTGTTTGC